CGTACTAGGACGCTGAGATGCTAGTGGAAAGCTTTCCGTATCAGATCACAGATTGGACGTTAGCATAAAGCGGAACCCTGTGCTAACCATATATCCTGTGAGCGTTTTTTGGTGTCGCTGAAACCATATTTTTTATCTTGTGTAATCTAAATAGTGAAGCCAAAATATAAAATAGGCGATAAAGTATTATCTTTTTGTAAATATAAAAATGAACAAATGATTGGGGAAATAGTAGGTATAAGAGAGGCTAAATACAACTGGGATTATAATATTAGATATTTAATTTATATTGATTTATTATACTATCAATGGATAGAAGAAAAACATATTAGTAAATATTAAGTGTATATATTTATATGAATATAGAATCAATAGTAGAATCAATTAAAAAACTTCCAGAAGCTCAAAATTTATCTGGTGAGGAACTTACTAAATTTATTTCAGATAATTTAAGAATAGAAATGAATAAACTTATTCAGCAAAATCGCCCAGAAGTATTACAAAAAATATTACCTTCAGATATCTTAAATCAAGAACAAAAATATAAAGTATAAAATAATTTATTGACACTTATTAAATTTCGCTTATAGTAGACCTATGAGCGACACATTAAAAAAATATACCATCACAATTCAACGAAATCAAATTGCCGAGGCTGAGATCGAGGTCGAGGCAGAAACTCTAGCAGAAGCAGAGGAGCTTGCACTTCAGCGAGCAGAAGATTGCGATGCTAACTTCGATGAAGTTGATTATAACTTTGATATTATTAATATTGAATCAGAGGACGAGGATGACGAATAAAACAGCAGATTATCTTATGTGGCTTGCCTTTGGGTTAGTTATTATAGGATTAATATTTGCTTTTGTAAAATGAAATTTGCTATTCAAATACTAAATAATATTGATGTAATATGTAATGATATTCATCTAAATACAAGTTATTTCATAAAATCTTGCATTAAATATGATAACAGGTGATACAATAGTAGCTTTTCTTATTATAGCTTTTGCGGCTATTTATATTTATTTGAATCACTATTGATAATAATATGAATCAATTTAGCGGAATTGCACCTGTAGATGAGATTGAAAGATTCCAGTATGGATATTCATTGACTAGACCAATGATGCTAGATCCTAAATACAATAATTGGAGAAACTATACAGGAGATTTTACTACTAATGCTAAAAAAACATATTATGTTAAAGTAGAAAAAATGTGTTCTGCATATCTTCAAGTAGAAGCAGAAGATGAGCAAAAAGCAAAAGAATTAGCGGAAAATCTTAAAAATAATTTTGTACTGGATTGGAAATAATATGAGCTTTCGTTTTGGACATCAAGGTGACAAATTAAAAAACTATAAGATCTTTATGAAATGGGCGAAGGATTGGGCTAAAGCTAGTAGCAAAAAGAATCAAAAGAAAAAGATAAAGAAAAATAAATTGACTAAATAAGAATTTAAGTTATAGTAAATATATGACTCCAAATTTATTGTCCAGAAATGTTAAAATATCTTATGATTTCCAACTAGGTGATAATAAATACTATGTTGTGGAATCCTTTGATGGAAATAATGAAATATGTGGCAGAGAAATAAAGAAAATAGAATGGGGTGGAACAGTTATTGTTAAGAATGAGAGTATTAGAAAGAAATTAATTAAGGCGGCTAAACAATATAGGATATTTAATTGACCTAATAAAAATTTAGATTATATTAAATATATGACCAAAAAAGAATGTATCGCCGCATTATCTCAATTAACTGATATTTGGTATGACTATGAGAATAGTATACTAACAGACCTTCAATTAAAAGCTAAATTAAATGATCTTATTGAAGAGATTAATTGGGGCTTAATGAAAGAAGGAGTTTAATATGACAAAGACCTATAAAGATCTATTAAATAAACTTAAGAATATGAATGAGAGCCAATTAAATAGTGATATTACTATTATAGATACTGATAATGAATATCGTAGAGCCACTTTATTATTTACTGATGAATCCTGTGATGTTTTAGATGATGGACACCCAGTAATTACTGCCAGATATTAATTGACATAAAATTAATTTATATTATAGTTGAGAGTATGAAGCTCATCAACACTACTAAATTATGTTCAACCAAATTAAAAGAAATAGTTAAATGGTGCTTGCCCCAAGGGTTAAACCTTAAAGATATTGGCAAGATTGATTTTGGCAACACTAGGTTAGGTTGGCATGGTAGAGCTTGGAGTGGTAGTATGAGAGCCCATATTGCTGTGCCAGAATATAAGAAGTATATTAAACCATATATTAGTGGTGGGTTCAGAGGATATTTACCAGTTAAAACATATAGCTGGGAAGAATCATTAATTGAATTAGTTGCCCATGAAATTAGACATATATGGCAATATAAGAAAAGGAAATTCTTCCATGGTATTAAGAAAATAAGAAAATATAACATGGGTACTAGAGCTAAATTAAGTGAAGTAGATGCTAGTTTATATGCTATGCGTAAGGTAAGAGAATACAGAAAGAATAATATTAAATTTGGTTTGATATAAGTTGTTGATTATTAAGGATTTATGTAGGGGCGCCTGGCCCCCCGCGCGCAAGTCGTTGATAATCAATGATTTACATATGATAGGATTATTTTTAGCAAAACGCCCAAACCTCTATGCTACAGAATCTTATGAGACGAAAAAAGATCTTGTCAGATTATAAAAGTGTGGTACTATTAATCTATGGCTAGAACAACTAAACCCGCTCAAGATGTATACGATTTTGATGTGCATCAAGAGCCACTCCTCACAACTGACGGCAAGAGGACAGGATACTTCGGCATGGTGCGCCGTGACACCGCCGAACCCATTACGCTCGGAGTTTGCACCGAGCAGTATGGTGTGGTGAAGAATGCAGACCTCATCGAGATGGTGGAAAGCAACCTCGCCACTCATGGCAAGCTCTCGAATTACAATTCGAAGAAGTTCGTCGTGCGTGACGGTTCTCGTTTTTACGCTTCCTATGACTTCCCCGATTTCAAAACGGAGTTGAAGCCTATGGGCAAGCGTGCCAAGGGAGACATTCTCGGCTTGCGATTGGTCGTTAACAATAGTTATGACCGCTCGTGCCGTGTTTCGTTGTCCCTCGGTTTCCTTCGTCTCGTTTGCACCAACGGCATGACCTCGCTCTCGAAGGAGTTCAGCATGACGAAGCGTCACACGCTTGCAGTCAATCTGGACTTCGTTGGCGATGCGTTGGCTCGTGCTACTGACAGCGTTGAGTCTCAAGCGCAAGTTTTTAACAAACTGGCGCAACGGGCGCTCACTGACGAACAGGGCTTGAACCTGCTCACCAAGCTGGAAGAGAAAGACATTATCTCTGGCAAGGTGCGTGAGGGCATCGAGGCTGTTTGGCGCAACCCCGCTTATGAGGAGGATACGGATCGCAATCTGTACAACCTCTACAATGCGGCAACGCAATTCCTTACTCGCAATGTCTCGCAAGAGCGCTACGAGTACAGCGAGCGAGTCAACCGTGATCTGCTCAAAGTCTTCAGCGGCAAAACCCGTGACGAAGACCTCTTGAAACTGGTCGCCTAAACTAAAACCGCAACTTTAACAAGTGCGAGGGGTAAACCCCCTCGCATTTTTTTGCTCAAATTTGATGGATTATAAGTCGTTGACTATTAAGTACTTACGTGGGGGCGGGGACACCACCTTATGTAAACCTTTGATAGTTAAGTTTTTATAAAAGCTTGACATTTTTAGAATTTATCTTATAGTTAAAAGAGTGAAGGCAAAACACAAAGTCTATTACAATTTACATAAACATTGTTTAAGTATTATGCTCAAAGGAAAAGTATTAGAGCATAGTTCAGAGTTCTTTTTGAAAGATGTAGAGTTCAGAGTGAGCCAAGCAGGTAGATCCAGGGTCTTGAGAGAGAAGCGTAAGAATGTTCACGCATTTGTTTGTGGGCATCCAGACGATGGATGGCCAGTAGATCAGCCAGAGCGTAAAGTTACCTATAATCCTTATAAGTTTAATAGTTTTGTTTATGCAGACACCCTTGAGCCAGTATATAAAGCAAAGTGGGCTGGTGTGATTGGTCGTGATATTTTTGTCTTGAATTAAACTAAAAGTATAGTATAATCCTTTTATGAACATAACAAAAGTAAAGAAGCTGGCTGAAGGTGGCTATGCTCTCTTTTCTATTGACCCTAAAACTAAACAAGAAACTCAAGTTGGCTATATGGGTGAAAACCTTGACCCTAAAGGCTGGCTTCCAGAAGGAGTGAAGATTGAAAATTCTTGAAGAATCTTTTACTAGCAAGGGATTCAAACTTCAGCAGGTAAAGCGTGATGGCGATGTCGCCATCTATAAGAAGCAACTCGATGATCCCGAAAGTCAAAACTATCATTATGAAGTTGTCGCAATTAAGCGTCACAACGGATACGAGATTGCAGGCGTGAAGATGCCTCCCGCTGAAATGTATCCTAGCGATAGTCAATGGGGTGATTGGGCTTTCACTTGTAATTCAATCGAGGATGCTAACAAGCGTTTCGGTGAATTGCAGGAGAAACTAACAAACTACAATGCAACATCTATTCTGCCTAGTGGCGAAAAGCGTGGTCGTGGTCGTCCTCGCAAAATCGCTTGACAGAATATAAAAACCTATTACAATCACAACTATGACCTATCATTGTGCAGTAAGTGGTGAGGCGATCCCTCCAGAGAGAGTCGAGGCTCTGCAAGTCCTTGGCGTTCCAGAGAGTCAATGGACTAAAAAAGAATATAGTCAAGTAAAGAAACTTCGTGCTGTGTATGCTGGTGATGATGGCAGTAATGACATCGTGATCTGCGACAAAGTTGATGGTGGCTCATTATTTGACAACGAAATCGTTGCGGAGGTAGAAGAATGAATGTAAGATATATCGTTTTGCGTGATGGTATTCGTGTTAGCGAGGATATGCACACCGATCTAAAAGAAGCTGAAGCAGAAGCTGACTTTTGGAAGAAGGTTATTCGTGCATGGCCAGACGGCACGAAGGTCGTGATTAAAAAGATTGGCTCGGATAGAAAAGCCTAAAAGCGGAGGCCGATACTAGCTACGGAGCTGATGCGAGGGTCGTCTAACTGGTTAAGACCCCACACTTATAATGTGGTCGCTCTAGATTTGGGCAAAATGCAGGTTCGAATCCTGCCCCTCGTACCAATCTTATTATATGTAAACCTTTGATGTTCAACCAATTATTTTTGTTGACTATTTAACAAACCATTGTATATTAAACCTATGACAAACAACAAACCTCAATGGGTAGCACCTAAGTGGACACCTTACTATACCAGAGTCGTCTTTGGTGAGCGTAGGGCTTACATTATGGATGCTAGTATTCGTGAAGCAACCAAGCAGAACACTTATTCTTTACAAGACCTGTATCGAATCAGTAAAGCATTTAACCTTGCATTTAAGCTCGTTCCAGAGCCTAGTGAGTTTCCTACTGAGATTTGCTCTGCTTAATTTTATTGGGCAAGTAGTTTAAAGGTGAAACCCTCGACTCATAATCGAGCTAGTGCTGGTTCGAGTCCAGCCTTGCCCAAGATTTAGAATAAAATGAGAAATTGTTTAAAATGCGGGGATAAAATCCCTAATTCAATTAAAATTGGAGATAAGTATCATAATTTACAAAGGCGTAAATATTGTATAAAATGTTCACCTTTTAAAGCTCACAATACAAAAAGAATTCACGAAAAAAGAGAATTAAGTCCATATGTAGCTAGAAACTATCAGAAACTAGATGAAGAAGGGAAGAAAATCTTTAATAGATATTCTTATGAAAAAAGTTGTAAAAAGCGTAGAGATCAAAGGAAGAAAGATCTTGTGCTGATGTTTGGGGGTAAATGTATCACTTGTGGCTATGATAAAAATTTACATAATTTATGCTTTCATCATAGAGACCCAGAGGAAAAACTTTTTGAGGTTAATGTCCATAAACTAGCTAGTAAAAAATGGGATACTCTAGTAGAAGAAGCTAAAAAATGTGATTTACTATGCTTTCATTGTCATAATGATTTACATTATCCAAATGGATTAAATTGGAAAAATGAAGAAGCTGGGGGTCGTTAACTCAATGGTAGAGTAGTTGCCTTTTAAGCAATAAGTTATAGGTTCGAGTCCTATACGACCCAAAAAAAGATTTGACAAAAAAGCAAATCCTGTTAAACTAAAAAAACTATGAGACAAATCAAATTATACAAACAAAACCTCGGAGCAAATTGGGTTATTGGTATTGAAGGTTCCAAGGATAAAATTATTCAATTTCACAACCGAGTATATAATTGGGGTGGAACAAATGGAAAACTAAAATGGATGTCTAAAGACTTTGCTTATTTTTGGATTACCCTTGATAGATTGGAGAGAGTGATGTTTAAGTATATTATGAATGGTATGACAGATAAACTTGGCAAAAAGTTTCGTGGAGCTAAAGGTGGTTTGAAAGAAGTTGTGTTAAATCGTGTGAGGAATACTATTAACAACATTCCTGTTGAAAATTTTGTTCGTACAGAGCAAGTTGAACCAACTTATTCTCTTGGACAAGTTTCGGCTGAAAAGCTGGACAGCGATAGTTGAACAATCCGCCTAGTAGTCCAATGGCAGAGACAAACGACTTAAAATCGTTCGAGTGTCGGTTCGAGTCCGACCTAGGCGACCAATTTATCGCTCTCGTAGCATAGCGAATAATGCAATTGATTTCTAATCAATAGATCGCAGGTTTGAATCCTGCCGAGAGCGAGAATTTTTTCCCAAAAGATTTTTCTTTATGTAAGCTTTTATGTGAGATGGTATGAAAAGAATTTTATTTGGATTTTTATTTTGATGATGGCAGGAAGTATATCGTGGGGAGCAATAATCGAGTTAGTGAAAATTATAATTACACATATAAAATAATTTTTTCCTAAAATCACTTATCCCAAAAATAATAATTGAATTATTTCTCACTGCACTGTAAAATACTATATATGAAGAGTGAAAATAGGATCAGCAAAATACTAGAGAAAAGAATTCTCAAAGATGAAGATCCTAAACTCATATCTCAAATAGATAAATATCTACAAAATTTAGAATTAGTTTTTGTTAAATGGGCCAAAGCTCATCCTAATTGGAAAGAATCAGAAGAATAATTTTAGCTTTTGTAAGTTGTTGATTATTAAGTAGTTAGGGCGGCGGGGACTCTCGCCGCGTAAGTCGTTGATAGACAACGAGATTTATTTCTTGCAGAGAAACGAAACTATGGTATGATTATTCTATGAACAAAATCAAAAACGCAATCATCTACGCAACCTCATTCATTAAGTATCTGTTCCTTTTCCTCGTAGGACAAAGGTATCTGATCGAATACAAACCCTACGGCGGTGAGCAGGTCTATACCTACATCATCGGCAAGCCTTCGTCTTATACGATCAGCAAGGCTGGCAACAAGTTGTTTACGACTTTTTGCTTCTCTGGTCGTATGGATTCTGGCGTGAAGCAATTCCGCTATGATAGAATTACTGGTGGTCTCTCGCCAGTTTAACAACAGAGAGATTAGGGGGTTATTATTATCCTCCTAGTTTGACATATAGAAAGGGCGAGGAGAAATCCTCGCCTTTTTTATTTGACAAATTATTAATTTATACTATAGTTATTAGATGAAGGATATCGGCCCAAAATTAAGAGTTTATTTTAAAACTAAAGGTTATACCGATCTTTCTTTTTACAAATGGGACACCATAGAGAAACTATTTAATCTTCTTTGGGAAAATTCAACTTACTCAATTACTATTGATTATTCTTATCTTGAAGAATCATTGAGGATACTGGATGTAAAAGGTTATAGAGGTAAAGATGGTTTATCTCTTGAAACATTCTTTCTTGCTAATAATGATTGGAACAGAATTATTACCATTTGGAGTTTTGTTTGTGATTTTATTCGAGATAATTCAGCATTAGAAGAAAAGGGCTCTGGTAGAATTCTAGTTAAATTAAGTAAAACTGATCGGATTGATTGCACTTTGATTGCTTGACAATAAATTAGCATCTGATACTATTTAGATAGTTCTTCGATATCAGAGAAGGTTGACCGTAAGGTTGCAGTTCTGGAAAGTTTCCAATGGCAACATTGGTTATATATAACGGAATGCCAATACTTCTCGCGCGAGTTTGACTAACTCCATAAGAGGATGAACCTGCCAACGCCCAGAGTCTGAGGCAAATTAAAAGAGCAGGGTATTTCCTTTACGAATCATGAGCGTAAAGGGTCGAAGAACTATTTTTTTAGAAGAAATTACTGTGTTCGCTTTTCCAACCTGTGCGGTGGTGAAAGTTCCAATCAAGAAGTGCCCATTCGAATCCTACATCTTTACCAGCTTTTTCACTTTCAAGCCATTTGTGCTTTAATATTTCCTCACGCTCTTTGAGGAATTCTTGATATAACTTTGAGTTTTTGAATACTTGATCCATCTCGGTTTTACTTTTCATCAAATACAATTCTAAATTAGATTACACTAAATAGCAAATAGTAATTGATAAATAGATAAATATCTAATATAATAATACTACATATTGGGGCTATCGTCTAATGGTTAGGACGGAGGCCTTTCAAGCCTCTAGTATCGGTTCGAATCCGTTTAGCCCTAAGTATTTGATTATCAAGTATTTACAAAAGTGAGTGGACCTATGCTTCTATAAGTCGTTGATATTCAATGAGATTCTTTTGTAGACAAAAAGAAAAATCCTGATATATTTATCTTATGAAAGTTAACGAAATTATCACAGAAAAATTCATCGAAGCCCTCAACAATGGAACTTGCCCTTGGCAAAAGCCTTGGAAAGTTTTTGATCTCTGCAACGGTATTTCAAAAAAGAATTATAGGGGCATCAACCAATTTTTGCTGCGTATGGTTTCTTCTGACGACTTTTTCTTTACCTTTAACCAGATTAAAGAACTTGGAGGAAACATCAAGAAAGGTGCTAAAGCTCATCTCGTAGTTTATTACAAGCTGCTAAAGAATAAAGATGATGAAAGCACTGGTTTTCCTATGATGAGATATTACAAAGTCTTTGGGTTGAGTGATGTCGAGAACATCAAATGGAAACAGCCCGAAGTGAAAAAACTCGATTTTTCTCCAGTAGAAGAAGCAGAGAAGTTGATTAACAAGTGCATTATTAAGATCAAGCACGGCGGAAGTCGTGCCTGTTATTATCCGCAGGAGCATAAGATCGACCTACCTCCAAAAGAAAACTTCAACAGCGTTGAGGAGTATTACTCCACTGCGTTTCACGAGATTGGTCACGCTATGCACAAGGCGACCAACGATGAAGTGAAGAACGGATTCGGTTCACAGAATTATAGCAAAGAAGAATTAACAGCAGAGATTTTTGCTAGTCTCTGTCTTAACTTCTGCGGAATTGATTCTGAAAAATGTTTCAACAATTCTGCGAGCTATCTTTCGAGCTGGCTCCAAGTATTAAAAAAGGATATGAATTTTATTATTTCAGCTTCTAGTAAAGCACAGAAAAGATTTGACGTTTTCCTTGGTAAAAAAGAAACTGAAGAAGTTATTGAAGAAGCTGTAACTGCTTAAGCATCAAAGAGTTACAGAAGGGGATCTCCTTCCGCTTCTCTAAGTCATTGATATTCAACGAGATTTAAATGTAAAAAAAACTTGTCACAAGAAAAAAAAGTGTTAGAGTTTATTTATGTTCAAAAACAAAAAGCAAGCCGAAGCTATTGTCGGCACACTATCTAAACCTTCGAAGATGCCAGGTTATGCCTATTCAACGCCAGCCAAGCGTTGTCTTATCGGACAGAAAATGCGTAAGGTTGCGGGAAGTATTTGTGCGTTCTGCTACGCTCTCAAAGGGCGTTATGTTTTTAAGAATGTTCAAGAGGCGATGGAAAAGCGTTTTGCTTCTCTTACCAATGATCTTTGGGTTGAGGCGATGTCCTATTTGATCGGCAAAGTTAAGAATCCCCATTTCAGATGGCACGATTCGGGAGACATCCAAGGCGTATGGCATCTTCAAAAGATTGTGCAGGTTGCTAAAAACCTTCCGCATATTTCTTTTTGGTTGCCAACTCGGGAGTATGCTTTCGTTTCAGAGTATATTGAAAAGGGCGGTGAGGTTCCTTCTAATCTCACTATTCGTCTTTCTGCTCTTATGATGGACGGCCCTGCTCCTGTTGGCATCGCTCAACGCCTTGGCCTTGTTGTTAGTGGTGCGAGTAAAGTAGGAAACTTTAATTGCCCTAGCTCTAAGCAAGGTAACAAGTGCGCTGATTGTCGTGCGTGCTGGGACAAAAATCAGTTTGCAATTAACTACAAAAAGCATTAAGATGTCACCTTATGGACAACTTAACAATTTTAATCATCATCGGTATTTTTGTATCATTCCTAATCTATAAATGAAAACAATTAAAGACATCCTATCAGAAAACGAAGAAACTTTTTTTCCGTGGACTGATAGTGAAAATCCTCCACTCGATGCAAACAAAAATTTTGTTCAATGGGATAAAGAAATTGACGAAGTTTTTGAGGGTTGGCGAGCCTCGATGTAAGTCTTTAATTATCAACTAGTTACGCAAGGGGGACCACCGCCCCCGCCGCAAGTTGTTGATAGTGAACTACTTACGCTTACGCTGATAAAGCCATACAGCAAAGTTGATAAGAGTTTCTAATGTCACGAGAGCGAGGAAAAAAATTCCAAGCCCAGCGATTGATAGCATATATTTTTCTATCATATTATTCTCCGCAGAAGTTTTCGTCACCTGCCCAGCCGAAGTCTTCCATCTGGTAGCACCCGCCACCATAGTCTTCGTCTGTGCCATGGCCAGCCGATGCCATAGCAGAATCAAAGTCGCCGTCCATCGAGTCGTCCACATCAGAAACATCTGATGATTTAGAGAGAGCGAGACGATCATCCTCACGCATCTCGTTGAGGATATCACGCACATCCTGCGAGCCCAACATATGTTGAGCCATCCACTCCTTGAGTGATGCTTTGTAGTCCATATTATTTGACCTCCACGATGGTATCAGCTTCATCAAAGCTGGGAGCCATCTTATCCAGCATTTCGTTGATTACATCAGGGGAATTGATGTAGTCGAAAAAAGCCTCCGCATCAGAGAAGGCTTCGGTGCAGTTAATCGAGGCAAGGTATGAGATGTCGTTGTTGTTCATACGACTAATGTATCACAGATTACTATTCTGTCAAAGATTTTCTGCAGGAATATTCTATTGAATGACAACGCCTTACAAAAGTTGCTGGCTTTATTTCTGAAATGATTTGATCTGCTAGAGCTTCGCCCTGAGAGTCCCAGTTGCCCTCACCCAAAGAGGATTCAAGATTGTTTGAGAGAGCGAGAGCTAAAGCTCTGCGAAACTTCTCTGGCTCTGCGTAAAAGTAAAATGCTTTTCCACTTCCTCTATCTTGCAATTTGTAATTCGTTCCGCCGAAATTATAAATAGCATTATAAAATCTTTCAGCAGATAGGAAATCAGCCTCAATCAAATAGGCGAGGTTAGGGCCAAAGGGTTCGCTAAATATTTTTATTTTGTTTTGCATAAAAAAAGGATATCAGATTTTTTTATTTTGTCAAGCATTGTAAGTCGTTGATAGTCAAGGACTTGCGCGGGGGGCGGTCGGCGTGCTTGCGTAAGTCGTTGATAACCAATTACTTAGAAACCATACAGAAAAAACCTAGCGTCAAGAAAGAATTTCGAGAGAAAGTAGAAAAATTTTTCTGTCTTATAGTTTTTATTTTCGCCATTTGAAACGGCGAGAGAGTAGCAAACTTTTCCAGAGCGGAAAAGAAAGTTGCGGATTGTGTTTTTGTGTATTTTGTATTTGTTCATTTCGTAATTTATTTTTGTTATAGTTTCTTCTAGTGTTCGCAGGATAGCCATAATCCTATAAAAAGAAAATGTATGCTCCCACCAACCTTTCTTTTTGGTGAGAGCAACCCGCAAGCCTTGCGGATAATTGTTCAATTATACGCCCACTCGCTTGCTTCTTCCTCAATCTCTGCTTCTATACTTGGCCACATATGGTCAGGAATCATATAGTTTCGGTTGAGGTGTTTAGTCTTTGCGATATGGAGAGCTTGCCCAAGACTTCCGAGAGCTTCACTCCCGAAGTAAATTTCTTCTTTTAACTTTTGGATGTTTTCAGTTAAGTCCATTTTAGTCTCCTTTGTATTGTCCACCGCTGTTATACGCTTCGTGGATTCCATTTGAGATTCTTTTAGAATCCGAAACTCTTTCCAGAAGCTCTTGAGTTGCTTCAACTTTTTTGATGTCGAAGTATTTTCCAGCAGAGGTCAAGAGAGTATATCCTCCGTTGAGATTCCAAAACATTAGTTTCTTGAGGAAAGGAAGGTTTGAGTAGTGATCGTTTTCGGTAGCATCAGCATACCAAATTTCCGTTTCGATTGTCTCACCAGTTATTCTCCAGTAAGACTTGTAAGAGAGTTGGATAAAGTCTCCAGCTTCTATGTTGAGGGAACGAAAAGTCTCAATGGCTTCTGCTTCCTTGCGAGCCGATTCTGCTCTGCGTTGTTCGAGTTCTTGTTTCAGTTGTTTCATTTGTTCTTTCTTTGTCATACCTTTAATCTATCACACTTTCCTATTTTGTCAATGATTTAAATTTCGTTGATTTCAACAACTTAGGACTTTTTCCATTTAATTTTGCTTTGAGTAGAGCGTGAGCCCTAGCTTTTTCTGGATTATTTTTTTTCCATTCAGCCCAACGCTTGCGAAGAGTTGCCCACTTGCGTTGATTGCTTTCGATTCTTTTGATATCGTCTTGATTCATTTTATTTACTTTCTTTCTGTTCAGGTTGCATTGGCAAGGTTGATAGTTCCAACCTTTCCTTTGTCCTCACCTTCGAGGATTTCACCAACCGCAATCAAAGGATACGGATTGATTGAATTTACTTGAGAAACTTTGACCAAGTTTCCTTCGTAGGAATAAATTTTTCCTACGATTTCTTTATTTTGTTTATCGAGCTTTTCAGCGTAAGCACGCATATTTTCACGCATTTGTCTGCGGTGAAAGTTCCAGTTTATCATTCTATGTGTCATTTTCTATTACCTTTCTTATTTTCTTTCTTATCTTTCATACCTTTAATCTATCACACTTTACAAAAAAGTCAAGAGCGGAAAATGAGGTAGAAGATTTTCTTATTTTATTATAAGATTTTATTATGAGATAAGTATTTGAATATCAAGGGGTTACACAAGGAAAGCGGGGGGCGCTTACGTAAGCTGTTGGTATTCAACAACTTACTCAAGCTAAGTTCAGAATGGAATAAACTTTATTTCTTTGGATTGTTCTAGATATTTTTCAGAAGGTTTGAAAAAGATTACTTTCTCAAAAACTTTTTCTGTCGTCACATCATCTGGAAGCGAAGCGAAGTCTCCGTCTGGAGTCGCACCAACTAGCAGAGCTTTTCCAGCATAAGGCTGTGAGTCGATTCCAACCTTGAAGTATCTTTGAGATTCTGAGTCTTTTAAGAGTCCCTCATCATCAAGAATCATATCAACACCAAATGCTGAAGTGATTGTGATGAGGTCGCACCCCAAAAGTCCATAGATGGTTTGGAGTTTTGTGTCCACAAGCATAACCTGTGAGACTGTTTCGGTGAATGGGTCGATGAGGATAGCTCGCACCATCATTAGATCTTCCTCGTTTCGAGTAGGTTGCTCAACTCTGCGAGGTAAACTCCAGCGGTGAGGTTGTATTGTTTAGCGTTTAGGTCTTTGATGATATTCACCAAGTTGGACGCCAACTCGATGATCTTGTCATTGGTATTGTTCATTGGTTTAGATTATCTCCTTTTGTAGTTTTTGTCAAACACCAAATTTGTTTCGGTATTGATTGTAGAGGTTTTGGTATTCTTCGCCATTTTGGGCGATGATTTCGTGAATCTCGTTATATTCTTGCTGACCTTTTCGGTAGTAGTAAGAATCATCACTCATCATATAAGTCCAATCGTGAGCTTTTAAGAGTTGTTCGAATTGTTCTAGGTTCATTTCTTTTCTTCTTTCTTTTCTGATTGTTTCTTTTCTTGTTCGCGTTTAGCTTGTTGCTTTTCAGCATAAGCGCGCATTTGTTCGCGCATTTGTTTTCTCTGGAAGTTCCAGTATACCATTCTGTGCATTGTCTTATCCTTTCTTAAGAGTTTCGATTTCGTCCATTTTGACGATGATTTTTTCCATCCGCTTTGCGGATTCTTGATAACCCTTGGTAATTTCTTCCAAGCGTTTAATTGTTTCGTTGAGGTCGAATTTAATTTTGATTTTTGTTTTCATTTTTTTTCTTCTTTCTTTCTACCTATAATCTATCACATTTTTTATTTTTTGCAAGATATTTTTTCATTTAAATTTCATTGACCATCAACGATTTACAAAAGCAGAGAGGGCGTAGCTTGTCTAAGTCTTTGATATAGAATGATTTAGATCTTTTGCTTTCCATCAGGTTTTGTTGGAAGATCGGATTCGATCTTTTGCCTTCGTTCAGGTTTTGTCTAAAGATCACGAACTTTTATAACCATTTATCTATTAAGTATTTACATACGCACTGGCCCACGCCCTTGCGTAAATCGTTGGTACTTAACGACTTACAGATTCACAAACGATAAAACTTGTGATTGCGAATTATCGCAACAGTCACTTCGCCCTTTGACCATTTAGGCGATACTTGGAATGTGTGATAATGATTCGCACCATTTACAACATCGGGCATTCGTTTCTCTGCTACAAGTTTGGCAAGACGGATCGCGTTGCTTGCTTGTGGGTTCTTTAGAAGTTCCTGCTTTTTCGCTTCACTCACACCACCATTCCAGAAGCTGAATTGTTTTGGTGCAAGACAGACTTCCGTGGCTGTTTGCTTGCGTTCAATGGCTCGTGTCTGAATAACAGAGGCAACGCCCGCCATTCCCTCAAAACCTTCGCCCCTAGCCTCACCTAGTAGCGTTAATGCTATAACAAGTATTTCGGCTGTCATTAGTCTCTCCCCGCGCTAATCGCCCCGCAGTAGTCGCTAGGCTTTTCTGCTGTGATGCTTCCAAGGTTATAGGTATCGCCAGCTTCCGCTGTGCGAAGAAAGCGTCCTTCCTTGAAGGTGTCGAACTTGTCCCGCGCTTTCCGCTTCGCAAGGTTGAGCAATCCGCCTTTCATTCCCTTTGCTTTAATCTTATTGCATAGGGCATAGAGAGCGACCTTGACCATAGCTTCTAGCACCGCTTCGGGCTGTGCATAGAAGTAAAAAGATTTACCATTACCCATATCGTGTAACTCGCCATTAGTTGCGGAGTAGTTATACATCGCATTGTGGAAGTTTTCGATCTGTGCCTTGTCGCCTTCCAAGAGGAAAGCGGTAGTGTTGCCGAAGGGTTGAGTGGTGATTGTGATTTGGTTTTTCATATTGTTTATAGTTTGCCTTTTGGTTTATGTTTCGTCAAGTGCTAGTTTTTAGCGGTAGCCATTGCGTAGATTCCGATTAAGAGACTGCCGATAGTAAGGGCAAAAATGATTTCGCTAGGGTTCATTATTTGTTCTCCATATATTTTTGATTGATGGCCTCGATCTTCTCGGCGTGAGCTTCGAGGGTTGCGACAGCGTGAGCCGAAGCATCCTTGAGGTCTTGGGCTGCTTTGTCGAGGTTTGCGATCAGTTGTTCGAACTTGTTTAATTTCTTCTTCATGCTCTTAATCTATCACAGATTAGGATTAGCACAAGGGTTTTTTTGCATTTAAATTTCATTGATAGTCAACGACTTAGGACTTTTGGGCTACCCTATCCCCTTTTATTTTGCAGATGACCACCCCATTTTTGAAAAAATCAGACGAACAGAGATTGCAAAACCGTCGAGGGGGTACTATCTTCAATCTCCATCAAATATTATACTATTTATATTACTTATTTATCTTATCTATATCTTATCTCTATATATAACCTTATTTAAATAATACAATAAACAGCTTAATATCTATCTTATCTAACTTATACTATATACCCCTACTCCTTTTTTAGAAATCTATAAAAAATCAATAATAAGAAATATCCTTAAAGGTCAAAATTTCCAGGGGGCTATTTTTGCTAATAGGTCTTTTATATTTACTTATTGTGAATATACTGACCAATAATTAGTATCTGTTGGTAAATTTCCTGCGCCCGAGCTATTTATTCTGATGTAAAAATTGCTTTCATATCGGACAATATCTCCAACATTATAAGTTGTTGAATTATTATATATACCTTTATAAACTGTAAAGATATTTAAACCTTCTACTGTTCTACCTATTAATGTATGTTGTTTTCCTACTGGCATAATATAAAATACATTACACTCTAAAAAGGTGTAAATTTTAAAAATGGCTTTTCTTAATGCAAATATACCTCCTATTGAATGTTACGTAAGAGGCAACTATCTTAGAAATCAAAAAGATTCTCATGATAAATATTTTTCAGTTTTAATATTTGGAGTAACGTCATTACCATCTCAAGTGCCACTTTTTAATTTTATTATGGAAGATGGTGGAATTTGGTGGCACGCACCAATTAGCGCATTTTGCTCAAAAGAAGGAACTCCAGAACAAGATATTCACGAATTAGAATTATGGGACAGTTTTAGTTATCATATAGCAGTAACTAAATTTTCTATATTTCAAAATAAAAAATTAAAATTCTTATCTAGAACTGGTAAAAAACATTTTGGAACATACTTGTTCACACTTGATTGGGCTCACAGCGATTATAATGAACTTAATTTTGGATTTAGTGAAAATCCAGGTCAGCATAAGTGTGGTCATGTGCTTCAATTAGATAATGGAAATTTTGCTATACAACCAAACAATAGATTAAGATTATATGACCCAAACTTTGTTACAAAACAAGGTCAAAATCTTATTGAACGCAAAGTCAATAGTCATATTTATAGTGTCGAAAACTGTCCTAAGTGGGTCACAGAAGATTCTGACAATTATGAATATGGTGTAAATGAAATAAATGGAGAAACCAAATGAAACAAAACCTAAAGATAACAGATAAAAATATTCTCGAAGGCGAAAAAGCTAATCCACAAAATTGTGCAATCGCCAGAGCAATCAAAAGTAAAATGAAGAAAAAAATTAGTAACGTTTCTGTATTACCATCTCAAGTAATTCTAGAAATTGATAAAAAAATGTTTATAGCTGAAATGCCAAAGAAAGGTAAAGACTTTATCAAAAGATTTGATCATGGTTTAGCTGTAAATGCATTTGAATTAAATTTAAAATTTAAAAAAGGTTACGCTTTAGTTTAATTTTTTAATAAAAATTAAAATTAATTAAAATTAACATAATACGGGTGTAATTAAATAGGTAAGATAGAATGTTGAAAAAACATAAACAAAAAGAAGATAAGTCGGTCCCAGTTCCTCAAAGAGATAAAATTGAAGGTTTCTTAACTATTCGCGAATTACAATGGACAGAGAATCAAAAGAAATTTATTCAATTGCTTCAAGATAAAAATACTAAAATGGTATTTTGCAAAGGTCCAGCAGGAACAGCTAAAAGTTTACTTAGTGTATATGCAGCTCTAAATGCTATAAATCAGAAAAAAATTGGTGAAATATTCTATGTTAGAAATCCAGTAGAAAGCTCTACTCATAACCTTGGATTCCTTAAGGGCGATCTTCATAGCAAGCTTGATCCATATCTTCAACCATTAATGGATAAACTTCATGAATTATTACCAAAAGGGCAAGTCGAAATGCTATTAAAGCAAGAGAGAGTTAAAGGTTTACCAGTAGGCTTTTTAAGGGGACTTAGTATTAATGCTAGTTATATTATATGTGACGAAGCTCAAAATTTAAGCGTACACGATCTTCTTCTTATCGCGACTAGAATGGGTAAATTTAGTAAACTTATATTAATTGGAGATATACGTCAATCAGATATTAAAAATAGTGGATTTGAAAAAATATATAATCTTTTTGATGATAAGAAAAGCTCTGATAAAGGGATAATGACTTTTAAATTCGGGACAGATGATATTATGAGAAATGATATATTAGCTTATATTATTGAAAAATTTGAAGAATTAGATAATAAGAAATAAAGTGTAATACTTAATATGTCAAAGTATTTTTTTAGAGACACAGGATTTGAAGCTGAAGCCCTCTCCGCAAGCAGAAGTGGAAATGGTGTTATTTTAAGTTCTCCAGGAAATGATAAAAATATTTATCTTCTTGGAGTTAGTTGCACGGCAAACTCTACATTTAAAATAAAAGATGCATCTGGCGCAGTAATATTATATGTTGGAGTAGGTAATTATAATCTTCCAGCAACAGTAAATTGTGGAGGAGATGATCTTTATGTAGAAACTTCAGGATTGGTTTCTATTATTTATCATACAAATTAATCTATATGTCTAATATCTACGATCCAAATTTTAATAAAAATGTTGTTGAGGTTTATACAGAAGAACCAGGTTTTACTGGATTCAAAGGTCTAGATTGGAATAAATTAGATGATGTTGAAAATATTTTAAGACAAGGAGTAGTAATCTCTGGTCTTGATGTAAATCTTACTACCACAAATTCAATTTTAAGTGGTATTAAAAGTGATACAAATAGTGTTGATGGTAAACTATTTATCACTGGCGATCCTTATCCTGCTGGTGTCCAAGGTACAATTGTTTTTCAAGCAGACTTAACAGCTCAATTTGATAATGTAGATGTTAGTGGTCAAGCTGGAAACAATATTAATGAAATTAAAAATTTATTATCAACTCAGGTTGCTAGAGATCAAGTGATTTCTGATGCTTTTGGAAGACTAAGAGTATCAGAGCCATATACTCTTGCAGATTATTCTCATGTTTATGGAGAAGAAACAGAGCTTTTAACAAAAAAGAATGGAACAAATTCTAGTATAACTTTTGATATTAATCAAGCAAAAGCAATACTTACTGTAGGAGCTGGAGCAGGTGATTATGTAATTCATCAAAGTAGAATGTATCATCATTATATGCCAGGAAAAAGCCAATTAACTTTTCAAAGCTTTAATTTTACAGGACATAGAAATGGCACAAATAAAAGAGTTGGTCTTTTTGATGATTATAATGGAATATTTTTTGAGCAAAGTGGTGATGGTGCTTTAGCTATTGTTCTAAGAAGTGATGTCTCTGGATATATATACGATCAAAGAGTAACTCAAAATAATTGGAATATTGATAAATGTAATGGAAGTGGAATTTCTGAATTTAATTTAGATATTACAAAAACACAATTGTTTACTGCAGATTTTCAATGGTTAGGAGTAGGAAGAGTACGAGCTGGATTTGTTCATAATGGACAAGCAGTTGTTGCTCATGAATTTTATAATAGTAATTATAAGCCATCAGTATATTGGAGCAATCCTAACCTTCCAGTTCGTTGTGAAATTTCAAATTACTCTGCAGCACTTGGTACAGACTCAATGGATCAAATTTGTTCTACAGTAATAAGCGAAGGTGGATATAAAGAAGCTGGAGTTGATTTTAGTGCAATAAGAGGATCTCCATTATCAATAGATAATACAAGCATAAAACCTTTAATAGCAATTCGCTTAAAGACTGGATATTATGGAAAACCAAATAGAAGTGTTGTTAGATTAGGTCAAGCATCTGTTTTTTCTGTAACAAAACCAGTAGCATTTGAATTTTGGAGACTTACTGGAAATGCTAATATAGTTGGCGGTTCTTGGAATAGCGCAAATAATGAAAGCGTTGTAGAGTATAACGTTTCAGCAACAAGCGCCACAATTACTAGCGGGCTTATGATAAATGCTGGATTTATTAGCGCTGGTGGGCCAGCAGGAAATCCAATAGGTACTGCAACTAATATTGAAAATGTGACTACTGCTAAAAGAGGATATATTAGTCAAAATATTGATAGCACAGAAAGTAATATTTTTGCAATTCTTGTTTCTGGATTAGATACAACTACAAATACATACGGCTCACTTCAATGGCGGGAAACTAGATAATTTATAATATATTTTTTATTTTTAAAGTGTAATAATATTTATGGCAAATATTTATGACCCAAATTTTAATAAAAATGTAGTTGAAGTCTACACAGAAGAGCCTGGATTTACAGGATTCAAGGGTTTGGATTGGAATAAATTAGATGATGTTGAAAATATTCTTAGACAAGGCGTTGTAGTATCTGGTTCTATTGCAGATAGTGCATACATTAGTGGAATTAAATTTGATACAAATAGTATAAATAATAAATTATTTATTACTGGAGATCCATTTCCAGCGGGAGTTCAAGGAACAATAGTATTCCAAGCAGATTTAAATCCTCAATTTGATGGAGTTATGACTTACCAAGCAGATACAGCAGGAAATGGAAAAGTAGTATTCAATAATACATTTGTGACACTACCAAATACAGGATACATTAAAAATGTAACTTTTATTAATGCTTCAAATTCTACAATAGAAGTCAAACAAGATGATACTTTTGATTGGGGAGTACCAGTTCCAGCTAATACGACTTTAGTATTTAATGGTATCACTGGTTTACAACAACTTTCAGCTAGAAGATTTGATCAAGCCGCGCAACCTCCATTAACAGGTTATTTTAGATGGGAAGCTTGGCGTAAGAATTCAATTCTAAATTAATTATATAATGAAAAAGTTAGAAATTGACTTTAGTTCTAGTATAGCTGAAAAGAAAAAAGGCAAAGCTCCACTTAATAAACCATTTCGTCTTCCCTCTGGAAGTAAAAAGAAATTTGGCGTTTACGTTAAGAATGATAAAGGCAATATTGTAATGGTTAAATTTGGCGATCCAAATATGGAGATTCGTCGCGATGATCCTGCAAGACGTAAAGCTTATAGATCAAGACATGGTTGTGATACAGGGCGTAAAGGTCCAAAATGGAAAGCGAATTTTTGGAGCTGTTTGATGTGGAGCAAAAACCCAGTAAGTAAAATAACTGGATCTTGCGGAAAACCAAATTGTGGCTCTGTTCAAAATTTAGAAGACGAAGTTACGCTTGAAGTCGATGTTCAAGCCAAAGGAAAAGGTCTCTGGTATAATATTCAACAAAAAAAGAAAAGAATGGGTAAAAACTATCGTCCAGCACCAGAAGGCTCTAAAGATCGCCCAACTCAAGAAGCTCTTAAAAAAGCGCAAGCTAGTGATTATTTAAATGAAGATTATGAATGGGATGGTGAAACAGAATTTGATCAAGCTGAACTTTTAAAAATGGACACTTCATTAGCTCAAGTTGAAGAAGTTGAAGATCCAGAAACAGAATTAGAAGAATACAAAGATGATTTTTATGGAATGATTATTGGTTCAATTAATTCAATATATCAACACGCAAAGAATGTAATGGACAAAGTTAATGATCCAATGGTAAAAGAAAATCTTACTGAACCATTTTTACAATCAATGGCTGCACTAGCAGAAGATTATATGATTACAATTCATAATTATGTGATGTTTAATAAAGAAGATGAAGAAACTGAAGAAATGGAAGAGATGGAAGGCGCAACAATGTTTAAAGTTGGAGATAAAGTAAAAAATGTTAATGCTCAATGCAAGCACTATGGTAGCGAAGGTATCGTCAAAGAAATTCGTGAACTTCCAGAAGATATGGGTTACGCAGTAGTTTATGAATGTACAAATGATGGTGCTACTTGGAAAAAAGGTGATATGCTAGGTAAAACAGAGATCCAATTAGAAAAAATTGAAGCAGCTTGGAGTATGAAATATAAAAAGAGCATAGATTGCAAGAATCCAAAAGGTTTCAGTCAAAAACAATATTGTCAAAATAAAGCTTCTGATTGTGGATATGAAGATGAAGAAGAATATAAAAATATGATGGTTGCGGAAGGTCAAAAATTTAATGATTTCTTAAAACAATGCATTCCCACGAAGCAAGGCGACGATAAAGCGAAGTTTAAGTCTTGTTTGCAAGATTATAAAAACAAGAAATAATTTTATGCCAAATGAAGGCCTAATCTTTCCAAAACTTACAGAAAGACAAAAAGATCTTTATCTTAAGGTTATTACTAATCTTCAAACTTATGGTTATTTTGATCGCTCATCTGGTTCTAATGGTGTTCAATATATAGATTCAGCAAATAATCCATTTAAAGATCAAGGACAAGAATGTTATCATTGCGTATTTTATTATCTTGAAGGTGATCAACCAAGATGTGAACTTATTGAAGGGCCAATCGAAGAGGAAGCATGGTGTAAATTTTGGATTATATCAGATCAAGATATTAAAAAAGAATCTCAAGCAGCTTTCAGAGTTTTAAATAGAAAGAATAAGATTTTTGAAATAAGATATAATATTGAAGATAAGAAAAAAAATTAAAAAATGGTTTGGTAAATTTAAACTAGTTTTAGTTTTAGCTGCGGTAATATTATCTTGGTGGGTCTTTTTTAAATGGGGATTTAATTTTAAACATTATACATCTATAACAAATATACCTAATTCTTGTTTTGTTGATTCTTTAATCTGGGCATCTAAATGTAATTTTTATTTAAAAACTCATACAGATGTTTGGAATAGTATATATTGTTTTGTTTATTATTATAGCGATGATCCAGAGCTAATAGTTGGTCATGCAGTTACAGTTTTTGAACATGCCAATAGTTTATGGATGTATGATCCAAATTGGGGTACAATGCCAATTGCTTTAGTTGGTAATAGAGAACAGTATGAAGAACAAATTAAATTGTATATTACTAAAACTTACAATATAATAATAATAGAAGGATTTTTTGCTGATGATTGGATATATGTTCAACGTCTCAAAGAAAAAAGAATGAACGAAACTAAACCTCAAGTGTCTATACATTTAAATGAAAACAAAAAGGAGTAAGGAAATATGAAAATAAACCTATTAAAAAGGTTACTAAAAAACACAGCCGCAATTTTGCTTGCGGTTTTTTTATGCAATAATACATCCATAGCTAACTCTTTTGGTCTTTGGATCAACGCCAATTCGACCAACAGTTACAGCGATGCTTCAAAATGGATCCCCATCGATGGTTCCTTGCCAGGAGGCATCCCTGGCCCTGGCAACGACGCTTATATTTTTGACGGCACCCTTTTGGTGGAGGGAAGTGGAAATTTCAACCCGCAACAACTGATCATGGGCTGGGAAAATTCTCATGTGGGCGAATATTTACAGACGGGCGGAAGCACCAGAACTGAATATTGGACAAAAGTAGGGAACGCAGGCAACCAAATATTCAATCAAAGTGGAGGCATTTATTCAACAGGTGACATGGCAGTGGGATGGAAAAGAGATGCTAATATAGGTTTGGGCGTGATGAACTTGAATGGCGGTACTTTTGAAAGCCGTGCAGCAACTTTCATAGGTTTGGAAGGAGCTACGGGTGTTATGAACATTAACGGAGGGGTTTACAATGCCGTGGGCAATAGCTGGGGATCTTTCAGAATTGCTGATTATGGCACTGGCACAGGAACATTGAATTTAAGTGACAGTGGAGTAGTCAATGCCAGTCAGTATACGGCGGTGGGAGGTTGGGGTAATGGAACACTCAATATCACTGGAGGCACTTGGAATCAGACCTCGGGGGGAATTGTGGTAGGAGATTTTGCAGATACCAATTGGACAGGTCGCGGGATCGTGAACCAGGCTGGCGGCCAGGTTAACGCGGATATGATTTTACTGCAGCAAGGCACTTATAACCTCAACGGAGGCAATCTATCCGCGTTTGGTATTGCAGATACATCTGCTAGTGGCATGGGTATTTTTAATTTTAATGGCGGCGTACTACTTGCTCGTGATAATAATACGAACTTCATAGAAGCTAATACAGTGGATATTAAGTCTGGAGGGGCAACTATTGACACCTCAAACAAAGAAGTATGGGTATCCAAAGATATATCAGGTACAGGAGGCTTAGTCAAGACGGGATTAGGCACTCTAAAGCTAACTGGTGCTAACTCTTACACAGGTGCAACCGCTGTGAATGCAGGCACTTTGATTGTGAATGGTTCTTTGCAAAGTTCAGATGTTATTGTTGCCACAGGAACCACATTGGCAGGTTCTGGATCTTTGCAATCAGTAACATTGCAAGGAGGTACTCTATCTCCAGGAAATAGTCCAGGTTTACTAACGGCCTCTAGTTTAGATGCATCTAATGGAAATTTTATTTTTGAATTAGGCGCACCTACAACAAGAGGAGTTACTTATGATGCAATTGATGTGGCTAATTTATTAAAATTAGGATCTGGAACAAGTTGGCAATTTCAAATTAATAACGGATATGCTTTTCAAATGAATGATTCTTATGATTTATTTAATTTTGGAAGTATTGATACAACTGGATTTGATATATCAACATTTCAAGCCTCATTACCAAATTTAGATACAGCAAACTCTGGATTACAATGGAGCGTAGATATATTTACTACTGATGGAGTAGTTTCTGTTATTCCAGAACCATCTTCACTTGGGCTTTTAATTATTGGCGGAAGTATGTTATATGGTCTTAGGAGATTAAGAAGAAATGGATGAACAATTGAAAACCTTATTAAAAGAAAATTATTATAGTCCAACCCCCGAACAAACAGAAAAATTTATATATAATTTTCATCAATATAGAACTAAAAAGAAAGCAGAAGAAAAAACTTATTATTCATTAATACTAATTGGTTTTTTAATCTTGACATTATTAGGATCAATAGCCATAAAAGAAACAACAAATAAACTAGATATACAAACAGCCGCAGGAGTTCAAAAATGAAAAAATTAATTTATATTGTACTAGGTGCAATTGCTTTAACAGCTTATGCTTATACAGAAAATCAAATTAAAATAAGTTTAAAAAGAAATATTAAAGGAGAAATATTATTAAATATAACTGGGCATACTACTCCAATAATAGTCGAAATGGATGGTAAGACTACTATTTTTAATGTCGGAGACAAAGAGACTAATATAGATGAAGCAATTAGCTTAGAAGTTGAAACTACAAGTGGTAAAGAACAATCTAATGTTGATTCTCAAATTCCTCCAGTAATGAGTAATTTTAATCCACCTCTAGCGACGCCATACTAGTGTAAAGACTATGTTATGCTTAATAAAATTATAAAATGGTGGAATGATTTAGCTTATTATAATAAATTCTTTTTTCTAGTTTTTACTCCAGCAATGCTCTTTACTCTTTGGGGCATGAGCGATCTTTATATTAATTACTTTGATGAATTAACTAAAGAAGATCATATGCAATTTTTTCTTAGAATATTTTTTCCTATATCTTTGGGATTATTTATAACAGCATTAGAGCGTAAGAAAAGAAATAAATTAATAAAAGATATAAAAAATTACCTAGATACTTAAAGGTGTAGATAGTAATATGATCAAAATTAATGGAACAAAAAATGTTCGTAGAATTAATAATTTAGGTCATTTTTTTGATAGAACAAAAAGAATAATTCCAAATACCTTTCCCGTAGCAACGACAAATGCTGTAGTTGTTAGTATGTATGCTGGTATAGGTTTTCACGATGGCTTATATGTTAAAGCTAGAAAAGGAGATTTTATGATGGATCTCCTGGATTATCGATATATTTATGTAGGTGATGGGGTTGTGTACGTGAAAGCTAATCGTTTCGCGGGTAGGGCCGCTATTATTGGGCCTTATTCAAATATATATTACTTAAATATATTAGATAATACTTCAGGTATATTTTATTCAAATAATGATAATATTTGGAAACTGGTATATCTTTTTGAAGACGAGATATTATATATGGAGACAGAATTAATTAATAATAGCATAAATCAATATTCAAATTATATTCCAGTAAATAATTGGAAAGTTTTCGGCGCCGACATTCCAGTCAACCCTTTGCTTCTTCCTTAATTTTTTATTTAATTCTCTCTTTTAAATAAAGTATATAAACTAAAACTGCACCACAAATTAACCAAGAAGCTAGTGTCATATAAAAGCATTACACTAAGTTTAAATATCAGGATTATAGAGACAAAATGACTCTATTTCTACTTTAAATTATTTTATGTGTATATAATTATATATGCCTATACCAAAGCCAAAAAAGAAAGAAAAAGAGAGCGATTATATGGGTCGCTGTATGCCAGCAATCAAAGAAGAATTCACAAGTCAAGATCAAAGAGTTGCTGTATGTTTAACTACTTTTCGTAAAGGTAAGAAACAAAAAGTTAAAGCTATGGAAGTAGATATTTGTGATAGTGAAGCTTATCAAAAAACTTATAAAGGCAAAACAAGAAGTGAATTAAAAGATAGTGACTTTCTTTTTCCAGAAGATAGAAGTTTCCCCTTAACTACGAACAAGGACGTGCGTGATGCCATTAATAATTTTGGTCGAATGAAAAAAGCCATGAGCTACGAATCATTTATAAAGAAACTTTGGCAAAAAGCAAAATCAAAAGGATTAGAATCTGGCGTGCCAGAAAGTACTAGAGAAAAATATAATCTTAAATAATTCTTATTTATTATTTATATAATTTAAAATTTTTTCTATTTCTTCTTTTGTTGCATCATTTTTTAGTTTATTTGCGCGCAAAGAAATAACTCTCACGTTATCTTTAGTATAACCCTTGGAATTGTCAACGCGGTCTAAAGATGGTGATCTTGGGCAAGATTGACTTCCACTTGCGAATTCATATTTAATTCCTAATATTGGGCAAAATTCTCCCATATTATTTTTTATAAATTCTTTATTTATATTTATTTGTAATTTCTTTTGTTTTGCTCGCATTTTCGCGTTATTAAGAAGATTATCAATAGATAATTTTTTTCTTCCTTCTTCTGTTGATCTAAATTTATTTAAATAATCATGTTTATATTCGCTCTTGCATTTTTTACAATAAGTTTGATAATTATCTTTTTTACATTTACCAAAATTTTCAATTTTTAATTCTTTTAAACATCGGCAACATTTTTTATAACCTTCTGCACATTTATAAAAAAGTTTATAAATATTTAATGAATTTGCTTTTACTTGTATAGATCTATAATTTCTATTTAATTTTTCAGCACAATATCTACATCCATATTTAGGATAATTTTCTATTAAAAAATCAATCTCTTGTTTTGAATAACTTTTTTTCTTGCGTCTCATATATCTTTATTACACAAAAAAGATGAATATGATGCAAAATAAAACTTAAATTTTATAGCTGCAATTCCAGAATCCACCAAAAAAGAACATAATCTCTCCTAATTTAAAATTAGATTAAATTATTCATTTAGTATATAATAATATTAAATGAAAAGATATTGTTTAGATTGTGGCGCGCCTACAGAATATAGTTTAAAAAAACCAGTATTTTGTTCAAATTGTGGAAATTCTTTTGAAAAGAATATTCAAGTTTCTCAACCAGTAGTTCAAAAAGTACAGCTTCAAAAACCAACTATTGCTAAGAAAACATATATTCCAGAGGTAGATATTGATGATGATCAAGATTTTGATGATAACGAAGAAAATATTACAAGCGTCCCTCAAATATCAAAGATTCAAGTTGAAACCGCTACGGAAAGACCAAATAGAGGAGTAAAATTAAAAGATTTAATGGGAACAGGAGAAAATACAAAAAGAAATAAAATAAAAACAAGAGGCAAAAAAATTTCAAAAAAACAAATTTTAGAAGATTTTGCCAAAGAAGCAGGTTCTTTAAGAAAAAGTAAAAAATAATAATGAAGTCTTCGAAAGCAAGTTTCGAGAGTAAAATTTCGGAGATTAACCAAGAAATAAATAAAAGAAAACACAAGTGGAATTTAACCACGCTTGCTTGGATGGATTTTTATGATGTCGCACAAATATTAAGAATACATATTTATAAAAAATGGAATATGTATGATCAAAAACAACCGTTAGCACCATGGATTAATAGAATTGTTAGTAATCAAATAAAGAATCTTATAAGAAATAACTATGGAAATTATTCTAGACCTTGTTTAAAATGTGCAGCTGCAGAAAATGAAGATGGATGTAATATTTATGCAACTCAATGTAATAAGTGTCCATTATATGCAAAATGGGAAAAAAGTAAAAAATCTGCGCACGATATTAAACTGCCAGTTACGTTAGAGAATCATACTCAAGAAGTTCATAATATCATAGAAGATGAAATTGATATAGAGAAAGCGGCAAAAAATATTCATACAAAAATGCGTCAAATTTTAAAACCGATTGAATGGAAGTTTTATGAGTTGCATTACATTCAGCATAAATCTGAAGAAGATTCGGCTAAACTCATGGGATATAAAACAAGTGAAAAAAATCGTAAAATAGGATACAAACAAGTAAAAAATTTGAAAAAAGCTATAATGGTAAAAGTAAAAAAACATCTTTATAATGGAGATATAGACATTCATTAATATGAACGAAAATTTACCAGAACTATCTCAAGAACAGCAGTTAAAGCTATTAGAAGAATGGAATAATAGGCCAGATAATCCACCCTCTTTAGTTGAACTTGTAAAATTAGCTTTTAATAGAGACGATCTCGATGGGAGAAGCAAAGAAGGAAAAGCTGTAAAAAATTTTCTTGCTTCTAGACAAATAAAACCAAGAAAAAGTCACGAATATCAAGCTAAAGGATTAATAGAGCTTAATGATGAGCAAAAAGAATACATAAGTAATAATTGTTCCACAATGACGGGATTAGAGATAGCCAAGATTTTATTTAAAAATGAATCTTTAACAAATTTATCTCAAGAAACAAGAAGCATATTAGAATATATGAAGGTCGTGCCATCAAATGTTAAATATTCTGATACAACCAATCAAAATGCTTCAACCGAGGAATATCGCGCTCCAAAAAGTGAAGAAAGAATGATAGCGAAAGTCAATAGATATATTCTTGATGGAATAGATAAAGAAAAGATTACGCCAAAGCAAAAGAAGGAAGTAAATTCATTAATTGGCTACATGAATACTTTTAGATTTGGACACCAAATTAATCTTTATGATGATGAAAGAGATCGCGAGCTTTTTGAAAGTAGTTTTGTTAGATATACTCATGATAAAAGCGATTTGACACAAGAAGAGGTAGATCAATATATTGTTCTTTCCACAGAGGTTGTTATATCGTCAAATATTCAACAAACAATTAATGTTTTACAAAACCAAATTGATATAGCAATTCAAGAGGACGGCAAGATTCCAATGGCGCTTGTAGAAGCAAGTAATACTGCTAGAAAAGAATACAATGACTGCGTAAATCGTCAGCAAAAACTTCTTAATGATCTGAAAGTCAAAAGAAGTGAAAGACTTAGCAAACAAGTAAAAGAAAATGCTAGCATATTAAATCTTGTTGAAATGTGGAAACAGGAAGAATCTAGACAAAAGTTAATCAAAATGGCAGAGCTTAGAAAATCTGTACTTAAAAAAGAAATCGAAAGACTTGGTACAATGGATGAACTAAAATCAAAAATTCTGGGGATATCAGAAGAAGATATTTTAAATGGATGAGTGTTATATGTAAAATTGATGGCAAAGAATTTAAAGATGAAAAAAGTCTTCATTTCGCGTTAAAGGGTTATGGTTTAAATAAAGTAAAATATTATCAAACTTATTATGAGCGTAGAGATCTACTTACAAATGAACTAATTAATTTTAAAACAAAAGAACAATATCTTAATAGCGATTTTAATGATAAAAATAATATGAAAAAATGGTTGAAGGAACAGCCGCTAGATAAAGCTCAAGAATATTGTAAAAACTTACTTATTAAGAGAAAAGAAATGAAAAATCTAATCTACTCACCAACCCAAGTAGAATTAAGAACTATAATGGCTCCTTCTATTATATTTTATAATAAGATATTTAAAGATTACTATGATACTTGCTCATCAATTGGTTTAGAGAATAAATATATACATCCAAAATTAATAGAAGACAATTTTAAAAACAAGCTAACACAAAAAGATACAATCTTTGTGGACACTAGAGAGCAAAGCTGGTTAAAGTTTGATATTCCATTTGAGATTAAAACATTAAGTTTTGGCGACTATGCTTGTTCGAATAATAATTGTGGATGTTTTATTGAAAGAAAAAGTTTAAGTGACTTTATCAGTACTTTAAGCGTAAAAAACTATGATCGTTTTAAAAATGAAATAGAGAAAGCTCTTAAAAATAATTGCTATATCATAGTTATGGTAGAAGAGTCTTTGAGTAATGCTTTGAGCTTTCAATATCTACCGCATATTAGTAAGAAAATTAAAGCTACTCCAGAATACATATTTCATAATGTCCGCGAGCTTTTACAAAATTATTCAAATCTTCAATTTCTTTTTGTTGATGGAAGAAAAGAAATGACAAGAATTATAGAAAGTATTTTTGCTAGCAATTGTTTCTATAAGAAAATAGATCTTCAGCTGGCTTATGATATGAAAGCTTTATGATATATTCCCCAGATAAATATAAGAAAAATTATACAGATATTAATTTTGAGCTTTCTCAATTAAAAGGAATACTTAATGATAAAGAGGCTAAGATTACATTAGCAAAATTTTTGAGAGCAAATCTAGGTTTTACTACTGAATTAATTAGTGGAATTAAACTAGCTCCTTATCAAGAAATACATCTAAAAGGTTTACTTAATAGAAATTTTAATATGTGCGTTTTTGGTCGTGGATGTGGTAAATCATTTATGGCTTCAGTTTTTTGTTTCTTACAATGTATTTTTGAACCAAATACTAAAATCCTGATTGCTGGCCCTACATTTAGAACTGCTAGATTTATATTTAATAATTTAGAAAAGATTGTAGATAGTAAAGGTGGAGAATTATTAAAACAAGCTTTTGGCGCAAAAAGTAAAAGAAATGATCAATATGAATGGCAAATAAACGGAGGAAGTATTGTAGCAATTCCATTAAGTGGTGAAAAGATTCGAGGCTTTCGAGCCAATGTACTCGTACTTGATGAGTTTCTACTTTTATCGGAAGATATAGTTAAAACAGTTCTTATGCCATTCTTAGTTGCTCCTCAAAATATGAAAGAGCGAATGGAGATAAGAGAAATAGAAGATAATCTTATTAAAGAAGGAGTAATGAAAGAAGAAGATAGAATGGTATTTCCAAATAATAGTAAAATGATTGCTCTCTCATCTGCAAGCTATACTTTTGAAAACCTTTACAAGACTTACAACGAATGGACAGAAAAAATTTATTCTAAAGAAGAGAACGAAGCGACATATTTTGTTTCTCAGATGAGCTATGAAGCGCTTCCAGAAGAAATGATTGATAAAACAATTATTGAAGAAGCTCAAGCAGGTGGATCAAGTCATAGTAGTTTCCTTAGAGAATATTGCGCTAGATTTATTGATGGTAGTGATAGTTATTTTAGTGCTAAAAAAATGGAAGAATGTACAATACCAAATGGCCAAGCTCCACATACTCTTATGAAAGGTTTAGCTAACAAAAAATATATTTTAGGAATTGATCCTAACATGAGCGATAGTCCTAATGCGGATTATTTTGCTATGGCAGTTATAGAAATTGATGACGAAACAAAAACAGGCACATTAGTTCATACATACGCAGGACTTGGGAACCTAAAAAATCACGTACAATATTTATATTATATAATGACTAATTTTAATATTGTATTTATGATTCTTGATAATGCTGGCGCAGACATATTTCTTTCTGCTTGTAATGAATCAGAGTTATTTAAAAATAATAATTTTAAAATTAATTCTTTTGAATTCAATTCTGATTTAGAGGGTTTAGATTATGACCATGAAGTCAAAAAGGCTAGAAATTCTTATAATTTAGAAGCAAAAAAGATAGCTTTTAATCAAGTATTTACTAGCAGCTTTATAAGAAAATCTAATGAACATTTACAAGCATCTATTGATTATAAAAAAATATGGTTTGCTAGCAAAACATGTGCAAATGATAGTTTTTTTGAAGGTCAATTTAATCAAAATATACCTATAGATCTCATGAAATCAGAAGAGAAGAAAGACTGGTCTACTTTAGATTTTATAGAAAATCAAGATGATTTTATCTATCAAACAAAAAAACAATGTACTCTTATAGAACATTCTTCTACAGCAAGAGGCACTCAATCATTTGATTTACCTCAACACCTTAAAAGAAGCTCATCTGCTAATAAAGCTAGAAAAGATAATTATTCTGCACTTTTATTAGCAAATTGGGGTTTGAAGTGTTATAATGATATAATAAACGCACCAAAAGAGGAGATATCTAACACATTTACGCCAATAATGATAAAATAAGTGTAATATTTACGTTAAATGAGCAAAAAAACCAAGAAAATAGAAGAAGTACAAGCCTCTTTCGCAGTCCCAATATCAGAAGCTACACCATTAATGGTATATGGTAGTGATGTTAATAAACCAAAAATTAAAATGTCGGAAGCCAGAGCTGCTGCCACTGGACTTCGTAGAAACGCAGCCTCTACAGTAGAAAGAACTAATAGATTTACTAATATTGATACTGGATTAATTCCTTTTAGATACTCAACATATGTTAAAAATCTTTCGACTTTAGATGTTCGTGATGCAATTATCCTCTGTCAAAAAGCCTATTATAATGTTGCAATTTTTAGGAACACAATTGATTTAATGACAGAATTTTCTAGTAGTCCAATATATCTAAGTGGTGGAAGTCAAAAAGCTAGAGAGTTTTTTGAAGCTTATTTTAAGAAAATTAATCTTGCTAGTTTCCAAGATCAATTCTTCCGCGAATATTATCGTAGTGGGAATGTCTTTACTTATAGATTTGATACATCTTTAAATCCAGAACAATTACTTAGAGTAACTCAAACATTTGGATCAAAATTAAAATCAATTGCTCAAGATGGAAGCGTTAAATTACCAGCTCGCTATACAATTGTTAATCCAGCGGATGTTTATGTTGGCGGAACAGTAAATTATTCATTTAATACATACTATAAACTTCTTAGTGATTATGAATTAGAAAGATTAAGAGATCCCAAGACGGATGAAGATAAAGAGGTTTATGAATCACTCCCAGAAGAAGTAAAAAATCAAATTAAAAGTAAGAACAATTCTTATATACTACTTCCATTAGACACTAAAAGATTAGCGGCAGTATTTTATAAAAAACAAGATTATGAGCCACTTTCTATCCCAATGGGTTTTCCAGTCCTTGATGATATCAATTGGAAACTTGAGATGAAAAAAATGGATATGGCTGTAACTAGAACTATGCAACAAGCTGTTCTTCTCGTCACGATGGGAACTGATCCAGATAAAGGTGGCGTTAATCAAAAGAACTTACAAGCTATGCAAGCTCTTTTTGAAAATCAAAGCGTTGGTAGAGTTCTTATTGCTGATTATACAACAAAAGCTCAATTTGTAATTCCAGATATTGGCAATTTAATTGGCCCACAAAAATATGAAGTTGTTGATCGTGATATTCAAATTGGTCTTAATAATGTTCTTATTGGTAGTGAGAAATTTGCTAATCAAAGTATTAAGGTTCAAGTATTTGTAGAAAGATTAAAGCAAGCTCGTGAAGTTTTCTTAAATGAATTTTTGATTCCAGAAATTCGCAGAATGAGCAAAGATCTTGGATTTAAAAATTTTCCAACACCATCTTTTGAAGAAATGAATCTTAAAGATGACGTACAATATTCTCGTATATTTAATCGTCTTATTGAACTCGGAGTTCTTACTCCAGAAGAAGGTTTGCAAGCGATTGATAGTGGCAGACTTCCAACAAATCAAGAATCTGTTGAATCACAAATTAAATTTAGACAACTTAAAGATCAAGGTCTTTATCAACCAATTATTGGTGGAGGAGCTGCTCCAGCAGGTAGACCATCTGGATCAACAGGTATTCCTCAATCAACAAAGAATATATCTCCAATTGGCGCAAGCTCTAATTTCTCTGTTACTAAAATTAAAGAGAATATATTAGCTAGTCAAGACTTAGAAGAAGAAGTTAAATCTGCTGTAAGAAAGAAATTTAATGTTAAAAAATTAAGCAATCAACAAAAAGAAGATGCTGAAAACATTTCTGAAATAATTATAGCTAATGAATCTCCAGAAAATTGGAAATCCAAGATTGAAGAATATCTAGAAAAACCATTTGATCAAAATCAAGATCAAGTTAAGAATATACAAGAAATAGCCTCAGAACATCAAGTAACAAACTACCTAGCAAGTCTATTATATCATAGTAAATCTTAATTTAAGAGTGTAAATCGTTATATGCGCACATTTAATGGTTTACAAATATTCACGGAACAACTAACAAACAGTGGTCAATTGGATCTCAGATACGTAAGAATTACTGGAAATAATTCTATAGTAAATCTAAATCAAGGAGCTATAGTTACTGGTCAAAATTTAACTGTAAATAGTTCTGGAATATTTAATAACGGTATATCAGTAAATGGAAACTTTTTTTTAAATGGACGACAGGTTTTGATTTCTTCTGCTGGAGCTTTATTTTCTCCAACTGTAACCGCAGGATAGTTTTATGGCAGACATTACAATAATAACTGGTAATTTAAATGTAAGTGGAACAACAACGCTAGCTGGAACCTCTTATATTCCATCTGGATATACAAATAATTCATTTGTTCCATTTAATCCATCAACCAACGCTGGAATTTATACAGTAAGATTTTTAAATACAGCAGGGCAAGAAAATCAATTTCCAATTGGAACAATCACAGGAGTTAGAGCATTTTTTGATTTTGCTCGATCAAGCGAAGATCAATTAAGTCGTCATATTAGAACACAAAAATGGATACTTAGAACAGGTCAATCGCTAGGTGGAAGAACCGAAGGAAATAATACTATACAGATAAATTCAACAGGAGTAATTATACCAGTAAATAATCCACCAAGTTTTTTCACTCAGGCACGCTTAACAGCTTATACTATAGATGAAAGATTTAATCACATCGAACAAAGCGGAGTATTTGCTTTAGAATCTCATGAAAAAATTGGATTTGGTACTTATCAACCACAAGAAAAAGTAGACATTGCTGGTAATTTAAATGTAAGACAAACAGGCATATTTAGAGGTATATTTTTAACAAATAATTATATACCATCCTCTTCTAGTTCTTTTGGAGTCTCGGGGCAGATAGCTACGGATTCTAATTATATTTATTCTCATAATGGCATAAAATGGCGCAGAACAGCTTTAGCAGAATGGTAATTTGATATTTTTTTAAATTTTTGTGTAATATTATTAAATGCGCACATTTAATGGTTTACAAATATTTACAAAACAGTTAACAAATTCTGGTCAATTAGACCTTAGATATGTTCGTATTAGTGGCAATGATCAACCTGCTAACATATTTTTAGGAAATTTACAACAAGATTATGATTTTTATAAAAATACAAATTTTAATATAAATAAATCGGTTAATATTTTTTATTCTGATGATAATCGTCAGTATTCTGGTTATTTACCAGATGTTGTAGATAAAACACTTATAATAATTAAAAACCTTACCTTAAATTCACCATTCACATTAACAATTTCTGGCTATTCACCTAATCAACAGTTTGATCAATCTAACTCAGAACTTTTAACTATTGGAAATTTAAATGGTGGAACTTTTCTTGGCGTAAAGAATCAGTATTATACTGGATGGATAAGTGTAAATAAAACAAATGGAGTTTTATAACTATGGCATCACTTAATCAAATCTTTTATCAAGCTCCAGGTAAATTAATTCAAGTAAATGATGCGACAAATGAATTTATTGTTTCTGGATATAGATTAATTGTAGATAAAAATTTAAATAGAGATTTATTAATTGTTGAAACTCCTTCAAGCACAGGAGATTATGGAGAAAAAGGTAATATATCTTTTGATGATCACCATATATACTATTGCAAAGCTAAAAATACTTGGGTTAGAGGAAAATTAGCATCATGGTTAGACAACGAGCCAGATCAATTAATTACAAATATTCCAAATTTAAATGTTACAAATCCAACAAATTGGTGGAAAATGGCTCCTACTTCTGGTCAACCACTTACTGATTTGGGAAATTATAATTTTAATTCATATGGAACGATAACATCGTTTCCTTATCTCTATCCAGCGACTAACACTCTTGCGAGTGGATATATTAATCCTAGCACTAACCTTTATTACATAAACTATTCTACTAACCTTGTAGATCTTGCAGGTTTAAATCAAGATTTTTCAATTAGTTTTGAAACTTCAAGAAGGCCTTATACTCCTTACCCTAGTACTATGATAAATTCATCTAATGCATCTAGTTTCATATTAGGAAATTTATTTGGAGGAGTAGGTTTTCATTTTAGATTTGCAGATAAAAATACTCTAAACTCTGGTAATTATTTAAGTGGTCAAAACATAGTATTTGGATTAAATGCTCATACATCTGGATTTAAAACTCAATATGCTTTTCAAGATGTAGAAGCTATATATTGGGCGGCGCCTGGGTTTGGTAATGGATCAGGTATACCAGGTAAAGGAAATGGAAATCGATGGATTAACGTAGCATCTACAACTTCTTTTCTAGTAGGCGATACTCTAAAACAAGTTGTAGTAACAAATAATGCATCATCAAAAGAATTAAAATTATATGTAAATGGACAATTAGAAGATACAAAATCTTATGTAGGAATTCCAATTACTAATGTAAGAAAAATTACTCAAAATCAATGTGTTGGCATGGGAATAGGAGGAACTCCAGTTGGAGGCGTAGGAAACAATCCAGTTCTTGGAACAATGAGCAGTTCGGTTGCTAGTATAGCTGCAAAAAGTTTAGTCACTGTTAAAAATTTAGGTTTTTGGAAAAATATAATATTAGATCAAGAGCAAATTACTGCATTGTATAATGCTGGAAACTTTAAAACTTATCCATTTGTATGATTAATAACTCAGAGATAATTTTTAGAATATTAAACCCAGATGGAACTCTTGCGGGATATACTGAATTTAATAATAATAATTATGGACTTTTTGATAGTCAAGGTATATTTGCAGGAAAGAACAATACTGTTTCTGGAGATTATGCTATAGTTTTAGCGGGTAGTAATAATTCAAGTAGGGCATCTAATTCCACTATTCTTGCAGGTAATAATGTAAATATCCCTTCTACTCATTCTGGAGCAGTATTTATAGGAGATTATAAACAAACTAGCCGTACATCCTCCGGACCAAATACATTAACACTAGATTTTAGTAGTGGCGTCTTTATAAAATTAAATACTATAATCACTTCATCAAATTCTCCAGGAACAAGTGGCCAGATTTCTTTTGACTCTAATTATTTTTACAGACACAACGGATTAAATTGGACGAGAACAGCTTTATCTACTTGGTAAAATATTTCAAAATAAAAGTGTAATCCTACTTAAGGATTAAGGTAAATGGCTAGAAATAGGATAATTTATAATGCAGAAGGATTATTTGTTGCTCCATATTCTGGAGAACAATATTTTTCTTCAGTCTATGATCTTGTTCCTTATAAAATTCTAAAAAAAATAGAAAAAATACAATCATTTAATTACTCTATTCAAAAAAATGAATTAAATGCTCAAGGCTTTGGTCAAAAACAAAACATCTTTAGAGGTCAAGGATTAGCTCCAGAAGTTACATTTAACTTTTCTTATATTCCAGACGGAGTTACGAATGAAAATAGATTAAATTTTGATGTAGCAAATTTTAGTAATTCACATACTTTACCAATGTTTTCTGGATTATGCACAAATAATACTCTTTTAAATAAAAGAGATTTCTATCTCATTGTAAATAAAAATAACGATGATCTTTTGACAAATCAACCATTAACATATGATTCAATATATCCAACAGGATTGAATTATATTGTTGATCCTAATTCAAAAGATTATGGAGTTTTACATTTTCAAAATGCTTATTTAAATGAATATTCTTTTAGTATATCAATAAATAATTTACCAGAAGTCAACCAAAGTTATACCGCGGATAATATAACATATTATTCTAGTGGATCAAATATTCCATATTCTATACTAAATTTAAGATCTGGATTTGCAGAAAATCAATCGGATAAAATATTAATCCCAAAAACTTTTAGTTATAATGACCCTAATATTTATGGCCAAAACATTCTTTTACCAGGAGACGCAAATGTAACATTCTATACAAATAATAATGGGGTTGCTTTCTATACAGATACAATTCAAAGTTTAGATTTTAGTTTAAACTTTAATAGAAAAGCATATCGCGCAGTAAATTATAAACTACCCCTTTTAAGAAAGATAGAGTTTCCAATCAATGGTACATTAAATACAAGTTTTACAATAAAAGAAACCTTAACTGGTTCATTTTTAGAAACTTTAAATGCAAATGATGACTATAATATTGTAGTTAATTTTAATAAATGTAATAATACTAATGGTATTTATCCTACAAGATTTATATTTAGTGGTTGTAAATTTAATAATATAAATTATGATTCTTCAATTGGTAGTAATAAAACTGCAAATCTAAGTTTTAATTTTGATCTAGATCCAGACTTTGGAACAAGAGGAATATTTGCTAGTGGTAATGTACTCTATGCTTCTATTGGAAATATATTAGAAGGAGACGATCTTGGCCAATTATATACTTTACTTGGAACAGAAACTTCTACTGAATATCAATTAATTGCCACGACAACAAGTACAAATATACTGTAAATTAGGTGTAAAAATAATATATGTCATCAAAAAATGTAAAAGATTTCGCTTCAGTAAATATCTTAAATTTAAACTCAGATTCAATCTTATCTGTTTCTAGTAATGAATTAAAAAGATTAAATGGTGCCAATTCAACTTTATTAATATCTAATATATCTGGCCAAAATATTTCTGGTCATAATCTTTATGTTACAAATTTTAGCGGTACAGTTTTGGCTAATCAAATATCTAACAGCACATCAGCAGGTAGAGCATTATTAACTGGATCATCAGTTCAATCTCAAAGAGAAACCTTAAGTTTTTTCCCTTCATATAGTAACTTTCCTGATCTTGTCGCTAATGGACCTCAACAAGTTCAAAGAGCATATACAACAACAGATTATTGGAAAATATATACATGGGTACCAAGTCTAGCCGAATATAAAGAAATAGCAGGAACAAATACCTATCCCGCATTTTCTGTTACTAATATAAATAATCCTGCCGGTAGAATAAATGCAGGAAGCACTATTACTTATAATACAATAATATCTAATAGAGGAAGTACCATTAATACTGGAAATGGTATATTTACCGCACCAATAAGTGGGTTTTATAACGTAAGTTTTGATGGAATTACTGATTCTGCCGTATCTCCGCCACATGAAGTATTACTATTTAAAAATACCAGTACTTATACTAATGTTAGAGCTTATGGAGGATATAATGGATATCAATCAATAGGATTCAAAACTATTATTAATTTAAATACAAACGAAACATTAAACTTATATATAAATGCTGGAGCTATTCATAATAATGCTGCTTCAGTTTTTTCAGTAAACTTCTTAGGTTAATTTTTCAATCTACCAAATTATTTTGTAATTAAAAGTTTTGATATACTATTAATTTTATAATATAATAGTGTAATATATTATGAAGAATATGCTATTTAAATTATTTGGCCCAAATTGGCGTTCTAGTTCATCTGGAATTATTACAGTTATCGCAGTGGCGACGGCATTTGCAATTCATGGAGATAATTCGCTAGTAGCTTTTTTGCCAGATAAAGCGGAAGAATATATAATTGGAATTTCTAAGCTAATAGCTGTTGTTAGCGGTATAGTTTTTGCGCTTACTGTTAAAGATGCTGCTGTTACCGGTGGTAAAGTAGCTCAAACAAAAGAGGCAAAGAAAAGAGTAAAAAAAGAAATTGGACATGGAGAAAATATATGAATAAATTAAATTTGATTGCTATTGCCCTTATGGGTATTTTTGTGATTGGTTGCACCACAACTAATAATGGTGGCGATAATCAAATTGGCGGAACTACTGCAGTAGAAAATGCTCTTCCTTATATCAAGCCTGCTACGATTTTAATTTGTACAGTAGTACTAGAGCAAGCTCTTTCGGTTGAAGATAGAAAAGAAAAAGCTAAGATGATTAATAATGTTGCCGCAATTGTTGAAAGTCTAACGATAGGATCTACTCCAACTCCAGATCAATTACAAAAAGCTCTTATGGACTATCTTCCAGCAGAAAAAACTCATTGGGCAAAATATATAACCGCAGTAAAAGATATTTACGCCGCACAATTTGCAAAACTAAATGGAGACGCAGCTCTAGCCGTCAAAGTACTTAATGCTATCGCAGCAGGATGTAAAGACGCAACGGCAGAATACGTAGAATAAGTGACAGAATTTGTTGGTGCATTAATAAGGCTTGTCGGTGGAATATTTGATGCAATAAATAATGTTTTTGGCGCAAAGAATACAAAAGAAATGAAAGAGCGACAAGTAGCTCAAAAAGAAGTAGATCATCAAAGTAAAATAGAAGAAGCCGTTAAGGAAAAAAACATTGAAGAACTTCGTAAACATATTGGCACTTAATTTTATTCTCGTAGGTTGCGCAACAGTAACTCCAGATAAGATACAAGATGACATCGCTTCTTATGACGCTTCTACTCCAGATAATTACAGTAAAGATAATGGTGGTTTAATTGCAGTACTTGATAATGGAGTAGTAATTACTTCGGCTGCAAAAGAACGTTATAATAAATTAATTGAAATGTATAAAATAAAGTTTAAAAAAGAAAAAGCTATTGAACTTGCTGAGAATTCGGGAATAACACCATATAAAGATAGACATGGTAATGATCTTTTCTTAATTGATAATGAACATCTTGTTTATTTTGGCGTAATGAATAGTTGGTTAAAAGAAAAAGTCCCAGCAGATAACATCATAGATAAAACAATAGATAAAATAAATAATTAATAATCAATGTTAAACGATAAATCTCTTAAACTCATATTTGATTTTGAAGTCGGCGGTGGAGAAAGTTATTATAATAAATTTTTAAAAAATCCTACATGGCCAGGAGAACAAAGTGGAGTTACTATTGGAGTTGGTTATGATGCTGGCTATGTAAATAAAACTGAATTTACTAATGATTGGAAAGATTTACCTAAAGAAACTTTTGATAGACTTTATCGAGTCGTTGGAATAAAAGGTTATCAAGCTAAAGAGCTAGCTCGTAGGCTAAAAGATATAGTTATACCTTGGGAGTTATCGGTTAAAGTATTTATGAATAAGACGGTAAAGAAATTTTATGATTTAACACAAAAAACTTTCCCCAATTTTGATAAGCTTCCAGAGGATGCGAAAGGTGGATTAGTTAGTTTGGTATTTAATAGAGGAGCAGCTCTTGAAGGCGATAGAAGAAGAGAAATGAAAGCTATTCGAGATATTATGGCAAAAGCGCAAATCTTTGATGAAAAAAATCTGTTTCAAATCGCAGAGCAAATAAGAAAAATGAAAAGAATATGGATGGGTGGAAGTATAGAAAAAGGCATGAGTCGTAGAAGAGACGCTGAAGCTAAAATAATTGAAGAGGCATTAGCAAATGTAATAATTAATCCTAAAGATAATATAAAAGAAACAGATAAGATTATTTCAGAAAAATTTAAAAATCAATAAGTGTAATATTTTATGGTGAAATATATTGTATTATCATTATTATTTATATTGACTTCCTGTTCAGACTCAAGTTACCAAAGCAGAGAATTACCTACTAAATATCCAGATACTGCTACAATGGGATCTGCGGCTGATGCTACAGAAGAATTAAAGAAAAAATAATTTAAATTAATTAAATTAAAGTGTAATATTAATAAATATATGAATTATGATTCAGAACAATATGGTTTTGATTTTATTCAAGCCAAAAGACGTGGCCCAAAATCATCAGCTCAGACTCCAGCAAAACCAAGCGAAAGACGCAAAGGTTCAAACCGTAATAAACCAGAAAGTGCTGGTACAAAAAGCGATAAAGCTATTGAATTTTCTAAAAAAGTTATAGAAGCTCTTAAAAATAAAGTTAAAGAACATAATAGTAAAAATAAGAAAAAAGTTACTCTTGGACAATTAAAGAAAGTATTTCGTAGAGGCGCTGGCGCATTCTCATCTTCTCATAGACCAGGACAATCAAGAGTTTCTTGGGCCATGGCCCGCGTGAATATGTTTCTTAAAATGGTAAGAGGCGGAAAAGTAAAAGATTCTTACAGAAAAGCAGATAGTGATATAGCAAAAGCTTCAACTAATAATTATATTGTAGAAGCTAATTTGGATCCAGATGACGAAGATTTTAATCAAGCAGAAATAGATATTAAAGAATATAATCTAAATGGTTTTGATTTTACTAATGTAGATGAACTTTATCTAGATGATGAAGACGAAGGTTTTTATTTTACTTTTGAGGTATAATCATGGAATTCAAGTATAACACAACATTTGCAAATATTCATATTAAACCAGTAGTTAGTGAAGAAAAAGACAAATATCTATCTTTGGCTTCAATCGCAAATTTAAAAAAGTTTTTACCAGATATTGACACAGAAAAAAATATTGATTTATTGCCTATAGCTTTTGATGCTTGTGTTGTTAATAGAGTAAATAAAAATGGTGATGTTATAAATTCAACCACAGCCGCTGAAATGATGAAAAATTTTATTAATAAACCAATTAATATTGAACATGATCGTTCAAGAGTAGTTGGTTGTATTTTAACAGCTAGTTTTAGTAAATTTGGATCAAATGAATCTCTTGCTGAATTAGATGTTAAATCTATGAAAGAACCATTTTATATTACTCTTGGTGGAGTAATGTGGAAAATTATTAATCCTCAACTTGCTAATTTAATTGAAGAAAGTAATGATCCATCTAGTGAAAATTACATGAAAGTAAGTGCTTCTTGGGAACTTGGATTTAGTGAATATGATTTAGTATTATTAGATAATAATAATAAAAACCTAGAAGATGCCAAATTTGTAACAGATGAAGAAGAAAAAGACAAATTAAGTAAAAATTTAAAAGCTTTTGGAGGAACAGGTAAAATCAATAATAATACCTATGTTTATCGTCAAGTAATAGGGGATGTTATTCCTTTAGGTATAGGATTAACATCAAATCCTGCCGCTGATGTACAAGGTGTAGCTGTAAAAGATGAGGAAAAAATAGCAGTTATTGAATTTAAACCTAAAGAAGAAGAATCTGAATCCTCTAATAATGGTGAAAATAACATTTCACAAAATACAGAAAATACTGTAAATCAAGAAGGAGTTATAAACAGAATAATTATGAAAATAGAAAATATCAATCAAATTACTGACGAGCTACTAAAGCAAGTCACAGCCTCTAGCGTAACCGATTTCATTCAAGAAGAGCTAAAGAAAGCTTCAGAAGCTTTCGTAGCTGAAAAGAGTGAAAAAGATGTTGCTATTAAAGCTGCTCAGGAAAAATACGAAGCACTTTCTACAGAGAGTGAAAAAGTAAAAGAAGAACTTGAAAAACTCAAGGCTGCTCTTGCTAAACTCGAAGAAGAAAAAGTAGCTAAAGCTAAAGAAGAAGCATTCAATCTAAGAATGGCTGCTCTTGATGAAGAATTCGATCTATCTGACGAAGATCGTCAAATTTTAGCTAGTGATATTAAAGATTTAGATGAAGAAGCATTTGCTGGATATAAAAAGAAAATGGCAGTTCTTATGAAAGAAAAAAATAAAGCTGCTAAAAAAACTAAGATGGAAGAAGACATGAAAGCAAAAGCTTCTGAAGTTAAAGAGGAAGTAAAAGCCTCGACATCTTCTGAACAATCTGCAACCGAAGTTGTAGATGAAGTTCTCGACAACTCAAATGTTGAAAAGACTTCAATCCCAAATTCAACAACAACCGCTGAAGTTTCGTTACGCGAAAAGTATAGCAAAGCTTTCGGTTTTGAAGGATTTGATATAAATTAATAAATAAGGAGAAATAATATGGCACATACACTAAGACCATTCAGAGACTACAGCGAACATGATGTAGTCAACCTATTTGCCGTAGAAGCTCAGCAAGACGCCAATGGTGTTATTGCAACAGCTGGCACAGTAGTAAAAGTAACAGGAAATGGTTTTCAACCAGTAGCTGATAATACAGCTCTTGGTGGAACAGGATTTCTTGGAGCAGTACCTGTTGAACTCGGAGCAACCCTCGGAATTCCAGGACTAAGCAACGTTGTTTCAAATCGTTATGTTGTAAATGCTAAAGTAGCACCAGCAACAAATACAGATTTGAATGCCCTTGGCATTACTCTTATGAGTACCCAAGAATTAGATGAAAATGGCGAGAAACTAGTTTTCAATCCACGTAAAGCCGCTGAAAAAGGCGTAGTTATTAGTGGACAAGCCGTTCCAGTTCTAACTAAAGGCGTAGTTGTCTATAGCGGAAGTGATATTTCTAATTCCGCAAACGTAGGCGCTCCAGTTTATGTTAGTGCTACCGCTGGTTTAACCACAACCGCTGGTAATGCTACAGTTGGTCGTCTTCTAAGCAAGCCAGTTAATGGCATAGCTTTAATCAAACTCAGCTTCTAAGCAAGGAGATTATAAAAAATGAAAATCAAACTAAAAAATACCCCAGAACAAGTTGAGCTTGTAAAAGCTATGGGTAGCAGAGATGTTACTGTAGCTCGCGAAGCTTCTGAGGCTTTTGCCGCTTTCATTGGACCAGTAGTTAGTAAGGTTCTAATGCAAGCTGGTACAGCTAGTGCAATTTATGCTGATGCACCATATGATGAAGACGATAATCCCAGTCTTCCTCTAGATCTATGGAATGATCAAAGTCAAGACTATGTTACAGTTTGGAGTCAAAGTGTAGCAGGTGGTCTTCCTTCTTCTTCCGTAGAAGGCTTTAGCGAATTAAAAGTTTCAACCTATCGTCTAGATAGCGCTGTAAGCTTTCTAAAACGCTATGCTCGTCGTGGCCGCCTAGACGTAATTAGTAAGGCTGTCGAAAGAATGAGCAATGAAGTTCTCGTAAAACAAGAACGTAATGCTTGGGCAGTAGTCCTAAAAGCTCTAGCTGAAGCTCGCACTCCAGCAGTTGGAACAAACACTGGTGTAACTGGTGGCCATATCGCCTCCGCAACAACAGCTGGCACATTCCAACTTTCTGATCTCAACAGTTTAATGACATTAGTAAAAAGAATTAATACTTCTTATGCTGGTGGTACTACAACTGATTCTTATGGACTAACAGATCTATTTGTTAGCCCCGAGATCAAAGCTGACATCCGTGCATTTGCTTACCAACCATTCACAGTTTCCTCTGGAACTGGAACAAATCTTCCAGATAATGTCCGTGAAGAAATTTATCGCGGAGCTGGCACAGAATCTCTATATGGAGTAACAATCCATGAGCTAGTCGAACTAGGCGTTGGTGCGAAATATAACGCTCTATTTGGCGCTCTAAGAGGATCTTATGCATTTGATGCTTCTAATCAAGAAATTGCTATCGGTCTCGACCTTAGCAAGGAAGCATTCATTCGTCCAGTTGCTCGTCAATCTGAAACTGGTGGAACATTCACTGTTCTTCCAGACGATCAATTCGTTTCCCGTTCTGAGAAAACTGGTTTCTACGGTTCTCTCGAAGAGGGTCGCGTTTGCATCGATGGTCGCGCAATTGTCGGCATCAAAATCTAAATTTAATTAGATTAAATCTAAAGGCCCAGCAGGTTAATCCCTGCTGGGTCTTTTCTTTTTATAAATACTTTAGATTTTTAGTTATCTAAATTTATAATATATTAAGGAGAATATTATGCCAAAACAAAAGAAAAAATTAGAGAATCTTTCACAAACTCATGGAAAACTAGAGAATATAGAATATAAGACATTGGACCAAATTTGGGGAGATACTGGTTTGAGTAAATATAAAACTACAAATTTAAAAGAATATATCGACTATATAAGCGAAATGAATAAAAGTGATCTTCAAGCGCATGCTAATAAAGTTGGCCTTGTGCCAATTGATAATAGAGATATGTTAACTAAAAGGCTTATTTCTGAATTTAAAAAATTTATTTCTACATTTAATGTTCCAAAGAATACAGATAATTCTGTAGGATTAGATAAAAGATCAAAAGATGTTCTTGCTGAGGGTAAATGATATAAAATGTTTTTGACTTTTTTTATTTAAAAAAAGTGTAATAATTTTAGATGAGCGCTACAACTGGCCAAGTATATCTACAAATATACAATAACAATCTTAATAAATTTACAGAATTTCCGTCAGGATTGGCAAAACTAAATTTAGTTATTAGGCCCACTGGAGTTGGAATCTTTCCATTCTCTGGGTTAAGTATTTCTAATATCAATATTGATAAAATTGATACTGATGCAGTAAATATAGGTAAAACAAATATCATCTTTGATAAAGGGGTATCTATTGGAAGATTAAACTCGTCTTTTCCAAGAGCAAACATTTTAAACGCTGATAATATAAATATAGGTGCATCTAATTCTGCATCGGGATCTAATTTAATAAACATTGGAGCAGGAAATAGTTTAGATGATGTAAGTTCAAGTTTAAACATTGGAAGAACTTCAAAAGTATATAAAAGTTCATTAGTAAATAATATAGGATCTTTTAATAATGTTTCTGGAATAAATACTTTATTTAATCTAGGATCTTATAATATTTTCGTTCGGTCTAAATCTGCCGAACAAGCAAAAGCCTCAGATGTATGGGAAGTATATACTTTTGGCGATTACAATAGTTTTATATCAGGAGCAAGAAATATAATCAATATTGGAGACGGAAATTATTTTCAAGTAGCTAGAAATGCTACACTTTTGGGAAATAATAATTCTATTTATGATTCAAATATTACAGGATATTCAAGTATAACCATTGGAGATGATAACAGCTCTTCGGAATCAACTCAGTATATTGTCTTTGGTATAGGAAATAATATTTATTCTTCACAACAACAAATTGTTATTGGAATGAATAATTCTAATATAAATCAAAATCCTACTACAGGAAATTTAATTGTTGGTTTTGAAAATGCTACTAGCGGAAACAATAATTACATCCTTGGTGAAAATAATTTTATTCTTGGAAATCAGGCTTTTATATTGGGCGATGGAAATACTACTTTACTAAATGGAAATTCTGATGTCATTATTGGAAGCACTAATCTCGTTAGTGGAACATATAATAACTACATATTCGGTGATAATAATAATATAGGTAGGTATAATACTGGCACACTGCATAATTTCTATATTGGTCAAAGTAATTTGAGTAATTCTGGAAGTAATAATTATGTTGTTGGTTATTCTAATGACAGCTCAATAATAAATGATTCATATATTATTGGAAAAGAAAATATTATAAAAAATACAAATGAAAATTATATTTTTGGTACAAATAATGAAATTTCTGGTCTTGGGACTTTTGTAATTGGTAGAGACAATACAATTAAAACAGGTGATTATAATTCTATATTAATAGGTTATGATTATCAAGAAACAGGAAGAAATAAAAATAATACTATAATGCTATATTCCTCAAATGGATCTTTTGAAATTAGTCAAGATGGAATAAATATGTATTCAGATATAAGGCCCAAATATAATAATTCAGAAATTATAATGGGAGAAGATTTACAAGGATATGCAAAAGAAGAATATGTTCTTGGTCAAAGTGGTTTTTACAATAATACTATATTTCAAGATCCAAGTTATAACTTTAACGCAGACGAAATACAATTACAAACATTTAATTATTCTGGTAGAGGTGAAAGGTATAAAACTTCTGGTATCTTATCTTTTACTGGATTAAATTATGATGGAAGTTTATATACATTTGGATATAATAATTATTTTAATAAAATCCCTTCCATATTATTCACTGGACAAAATAAAAATATTGTAGGACCATATTTTTACGAATCCAAAGATAAAGATTTATTTATATCATATACAAGTGATTTAATTCCTGATCCACTTCCATTTAATTTTAGCGCACAAACATTATGGACAATAAGAAGATATCAAGGTAATGGAGCATTTTACATAAATAGAAATCAAGATTATAATACTCTCCCATTAACAGGATGGATTGCTACCGGTCTAAATGGTTTCAGTGGAGGAAATCCAGCTCCAGCTTTAGAATTAATTACAGAATTTACTGGTGTTTTTTATCAACAAAAAATTAAACAAGGGTTTAATAAAGCTTATAATTTTAATTCAATCGTTAGTTATCCATCAGATGATATTTCTGTGATTTATGGAAATCATACAAATCCTCAATTTGAACCAACATGGTTGATCGTAGATAATCTTTCAAGTGGTGTTTATTATATTAATAATAATTATAGCGAAAATCAGACTCCACAAACTGGATGGTCTATTACTGGATTTAGAGGAGCCTCTGGATTTTATACAAATCCAGATTCTGCACCAATAGTTAAACTCCAAGGTAGAACTGGTATAAATTTAAGCATGGGAACAAGAGTTGGCGTTATTTCTACTAATGTAGAATCTGCGGGCGGTAGAATTTATATTCCTTATTTTTATTAATTAAGAAATTAATTTATTTGTTTGTGTAATTTATTATATGGCAACCTCATATAATATAAATACTCTTCAAGGCGATAATCTTCAAATTACTCTTTCAGTAAAAGATCAATATAATGTTCCAGTTAATTTAAGTGGTTATGACGTTAGAGGTGCAGTTAAATATGCTTATTTTGGCTCCCCACCAGCTTTAGATTCTTCTGGAAATTATATTTCTGGAATACTTCTAAATCTTAACCCAACGATTTATAGTGGTGAAAATGGTTCCTATTATGCTTCTGGATTAGTTAATATTAATGTATCTTCACATGCAATGGCTTATATGCCAGTTGGTTCTTTTGTATATGATATAGAAAGATTTCCTTATAATGTTCCCACTGGAAATTCTATTAAATTACTCAGAGGTAAATTTATTGTTAGTCCAGAAGTTACAACATTCTAATTTATGGATGAAATCAATGTTGATGTTATTGTTTCAAATGGGACAAATGTTGAGGTTAGTTCGCCATCAACATCTGTTGCAGCTCGTGTAAATTTACCATCTCCATTACAATCAACTACAGATTCTCCATCAATAGATTATAATACTCATATTATTCTGCCTGGTCCTCAAGGCCCAGCCGGCCCTATTGGGCCATCTGGTAATGTTGGTCCTAGCGGTGCCACAGGACCAAGTGGAGCGGTTGGTCCTATCGGTCCAACTGGCCCAACTGGTCCTAGTGGTGCAACAGGAATAATTAATACTGGAGAATTAGATAAAAGATATGTTTCTTTAACTGGATTTAATATATATACTGGAAATGTACAAAATCAAATAATCGCATTTAGTGGTTATACAAATAATACTTTCGCAACAATATCTAATGTTTATCTTACCGGTAGTAATCTTGATAATAAAATTAATTTTTTAAGTGGATATTGTAATAATACTTTTAGTACAATAAATAATTTATATTTAACTGGAAGCAATTTAAGTTCACAGATTAATACTTTAACGATAAATTTAAATTCTACTGGAAGTATTTTATCTAATAGCATAAATAATATTTCCTCAAATCTGATTATTACTGGAAATAATCTTCAATCTCAAATTAATATTTTAAATTTAAATTTATACAATACTGGATCATATTTAAATAACAGAATAACTTCATTAAGTGGGAATTCAGTTTTATTATTTGGTGATCAAGTAATTGATGGAATAAAAACTTTTTCTCAAAGACCAAACGTAAATGGAACTGGATTTTTACTTAGTGGCGAAGCTGCTTCATTACCAAATACAATTGTATATACAACAGGAAATCAAAGTATATCTGGTCAAAAAAACTTTTTTGAAATACCTACAGTAAGTGGAATTCCATTACTTTTAAGTGGACAGATTAGTGGATTAATTGGGCCAAGTGGAGCTCCTGGTTTATCTGGAGCAACTGGTCCAAGTGGTGCAGTTGGCCCAAGTGGTGCGGTCGGCCCTCAAGGACCAAAAGGTGATCCTGGTACAGCTTCAGATAGAATATATATTTATGATAGTATTGGTAATACAAATTTCGGGTTCTCACCAGTAACAATTAATTTAAATTATATCGCAGTAAATTCTAATCCATCAGTCTTTGTATTATTACCAAATAGTGAAATAGAAATTAATGCAAATGATCAGTATTTATTTACTTACGAAGCTTCTATTTCAGCTTATGGTGGTTATTATTCTACTTTTAGAACTTACTTAGAGAAAAGTATAGATCATGGAATTACATTTAGTGAAATATCTAATTCTCAAGCTTTTGATTCAATATTAGATTCTACAACAAAGTCAAGCGTTTCATCATCTATAGTTTTAAATGCAAATATTGGCGATATCTTTAGGTTGAGAGCGGAGAAAACTTATGGTCTAAATACTTTTTATACATTACCAAATGCCTCTAATTTAGTTATTTATACTTTAAGAGGAGGAGAAGTAGGTCCAACTGGTGCAACTGGACCAGCATTTTCATTAAATAATATTACTGGTAGCGGAATTCTTACTGGACAAGATGGAATCACGGTTGTTCCAAATGTAGCTACAAATATTATAGTAATTTCTGGTTCAAATCAATACCTAATATCTCAAATTAATGGAGCTAGTGGAATATTAAGAAATGATCTTACTAATGTTCAAAATTCATTACAAAGTCAGGTAAATACATTAACATTAAACCTATTTGAAACAGGTAGTATTTTAAATACTAGACAAGTAGACTATAGTGGTTGGGCAAATAACCAATTTGCTACAAATGCAAATCTATTAACTACTGGTAGTTTACTTCAAGGACAAATTAATACGTTAGGATTGAATCTTGCTTCGACTGGCAATTCGTTGCAAACGCAAGTTAATACGCTTACTACGAATCTATTTACGACTGGTAGTAATTTAGCGTATAACCTTTACGTTACTGGTAGCGGTTTGCAAACGCAAGTTAATACGCTTACTACGA